GATTTCACGGTTTACGGGTATTTCACCCCTGATAACGGCATCCCTGAACTTGCCGTAATACTTTGGGACGGCAGTGTTCGATAATGCCATTTTGATTTTCTCCTTTCAAGGGCTTTACAAGTCTTGCAATTTATGGTATAATTAGATAACTATATACTCATGAGGTAATGATTATGTATTGTCCAAATTGTAACACACAAAATGCTAATGATGCCAAATTCTGTACGTCATGCGGAAATGCTAAAGATTCACATGAAGTTGAAAAGATCCAAATGCGTCGCAAAGAAGCAGAACAAAAAGAACGCGTGAAAAAGCTATTGCCCTTAATCATTGCCTTTATCGGAATTCTTTTGATAATCTGCATCGTCATGGCTTTAAGAGAAGAAAGCCTAATGATTCATACACCTTCATATTCGTTACAGCCATTTACTCTCAATGCTGTTCCGATCTTCTTTATCTGTAAATTCGGACCTCAAAAGCTCTCGAAATCCGACAAAGAATTACTGAAGATCCTTGTGACGCCACTCCTCTGGATTTGTTTCCCGATTATCCCAATCTTCAAGCTGTTAAAGCTATTATTCAAACACTGAGCTTAATCTTCAAGCATCTTGTCGCACTCAACAAACCCTCTCCACTCATACTCAGCAGCCATTGCTTTCATCGCATCAAGTGCTCCGGAGCTCTGAGGCGGATCAAACATGAGCTTCACTCTGATGATGACATACGACTTGCTGTACTCCAGCACGTTCATCTTGTCACCAAGAAAGTCAGACCATTTTGACGAAGCATCACGAATTGTAAAGCCTTCAGTGCCAACACCTGTCTGGGCAAGAACTGCAAGAACAGAGTTGATGTAGAGGATAAGCTGATCGTCAAAGTACGGATAGTCTTCAGTAATGCCGAGGCCAAGCTTCACGGAAGTAAGAATACTCTCATCCATGAAATCACCCCACAATCTTTACGAACTGTCGAGCGACATAACCTTCTACGCCACTCGATGTATAAATCTTATATACTTTCCTTGTAGACTCTTCGTTATCAATCTCGAACTCTTCTCCGGGACTAACGACGCAAAGTACATCCGAATCGAAATCAGGGGACCAGCGAACATTTGCAATCTTGTTCACGGTTCCTTTTTCATATCTGTTCTTTTTTCTGTAAACAGAACTAAGGTCATCATCGCACATGATTACTCTCCTTGATTGATGGTTCGCCATGGGCATGTATCTCCAGGTTTTCGTTCTTCATATTTCTTTGGAATGAGATTCGGATTCGCATAAGTGATTGCAGAATGCGTCGGCATTGAACAGCATATGAGATTCTCAGGATCCGACAGGCAAGGAGCTCGTTCAAGAATATCCCGAGCAGTGATCGGATTAAGATGATGAACATAGATCGGTCCTTTGATCGGATAATCCGGATGTCCTAAGTCAAATCCGCCGTCTCTCATGATGATTCTCGGACGCACTTCTTTCTTCCAGAAGTCAGATGAGTAAAATATCTGATTGAGCTCGCGCATTGAACCAAACGTCATCTCTCCGATCACACCATCAAGCATAAGATACTTGAAGCGGTCTTCAAATGTTGTGAACTTCATGAGCTCAGAATATGTTTTCATCTTCTTCCTCGTGATCGCCCTGATAGTTATACATCTTCATTGCGTCAATGGCCTCAGCATAAAGTCTCTCAATCTCTTTAGCAGACCTGAGAGCTTCCGTCTTGGCCGAGATAAGCTGCACTTGCTTATCCAATATCTCAAGCTCCTTCTTCTCTCTGACTGTTGCTAGCTTTAAATAGTGCGTCACGATCTGAGCAGGGGCATTTCCCTCCCTCAGCTGCTTCTCTGCTTGTGCAACTGCCAGATTAATCATCTGAGCTTCCCTTGCTTCTGGATCAAGCTCAGGAACAAAATCTTCAGAGGGGGTTTCTACTATGGTTTTCTTAACTCTTGGCATACTTCACCCCTCCTTTCTGATAAATATCAACATGGTTGTGATGCGTTTAGCAGCACTTTCGACCTACTTTTGCGGTGCTTAGAGAGGCCCACAAAGACCAAAAAGCGTCTCTTGAAAGGAGAAGAAAAAAGAGACAGGATACTGTGCCTATCCGAACATGTCTTGTGGGCCCGTCTAAGCACCGCAGGGGATAAAAGACCTCTCAAAAATCGACCCCCCGGAGAATTTTCGAGGGCAAGCGCGATGACAGAGGGGAGCGCACACTCGAGACCCCCCGGGGGTACTCTGGATTATGTCTCTACAGGGTGTTTTCCAAATTGGAGATTCAAAAGAAGTCTTGAAAAGATCATAAAGCGCTGTAAAAATTTCTCCTTTTTAAATTCTTGGTGAAACTTTTAGAGATTCACCGGGTCTCTGTAAATATTTTTCGGAAAGTCAATCAGTTTTCGTCAGCAGATTTTTCTTTTTCTTCATCAGCTTCTTCAATTTTCGTTTCAGAATTTTGGAGATTCGCTGCGCTCTCAGAAAAATCGTCTGAATTTTCGTTGGAATTTGTGAGTTTCTGCAAGCCAACAATCGGTTTCTGCAACTGACTTGCTTGCTTTTCTTCAAATTCTTCGAGTTTACTTTTGGAGATTCGCACTTTCTTATAAATGTTCATGAAATCGTACTTAATGATTTCATCGATCGCATTCTCAACTGCTTTTTCTCGTTCTTCATCAGACATTTCATCAGAAATATTGGAGATTCGATCGAGATAAGCGCAAGAATGATAGCCTTTTTGGTTGTCGTAATTGAACCAGCTATCGAACTGCGTAAACGGATCGTAGGGATTATCGACAGTCGTCAACGCTACCGAATAAATTTCGTCGTCCATCACACTTTCTCCTTTCAATCTAAGTATTTCACGACAGTGGAGGTTGAAATGCCGATTGCTTCTGCGATCTCGCCGTTTGTGTAACCGGAATCCTGCATTGCCTTGATCTTCGCTATCTTAGCATCGGAGATTGAGCGTGTAGCTTTGGGTGTTGCATAATTTCGGATGACATCACCGTCTGCATACTTCAGGATCTTCATCAGGTCATTTTCGGAGATTGCGCCGTTCTGGATTGCTTCCCACTCATCTTCGGACACAGAAATGCCGGATCGCTTTGCTCCGGTCTCTCTTCTCGCTTTCGTCAGTTCCTGCTGTGCAATCTTCTGTCGTTCTTTCTTCGACAAATCAGGATTCTCTTTTGCGATTTTGGAGATTCGTGCGTTTGCAACTAGCTGAGCTTGACGTTCTCTCGGAGCATTCTGTTCTGCGACGTTGAGCTGCGCCTGTAAGTGTTCCACTTCTTTGGCATACTTTTCGACAGCTTCTTTTGTTTTCTGAATTCTGCCAGTTGTAACGTACTCTTTTCGAGCATCGTTCGCCAAAGATTTCATGGAATTTGCGTAGTCTGCATACAGGAGCTCAATTGGAGATCTGCCTTTGGAGACAAGCTGCATAGCATCGTCTGCTACAGCCATCTTCGTGGTCTTGATTGTACGGGTCTGGAGCTTCCCTTTGCTGTCCACATAGGTCTCGGGCTCCTTGCTTGTGTCCCAATACAACTTTCCCGTCTCCGGATCGATCTTCTGCATCCCCCGGTATTTCGGAACTCTGGCATCGGATTTTGCGGAAGAGATGATCGTAGCAGCACCAGTAGAGTACCGCCCATCCTCCGTATAGTGCCCCTGCCATCTGTTCTTAAGAGCGGGGATGTCGTTGTCGATCTCGGACTGTTTATAGTCCAGCTTATGCTTCGGAGCGTCGATAACAACCATGGAGTGTCGGACAGCTTTTGCAAGCTCCTCCGGACCAGCGCCCCCGATTGTCATGTCGGTAATGAGGTTAGAGACCCTCCCCATTTGCTGCTGCTTTTCGGCCTCAGACATAACTTTGAATTCATGCCCGTTGCGATAATAATGGAGATTCCCCTTATCATCCCTCCGACTCTCCGTATAACTATAATTGTCCTTCGGATCGAAGCCTTTAAGCCCCGGAAGTTCGGGAGTAGATGTAATGTTGGCCCGTCCGGAGAGCGGAATGACCATGACGGTATCCCCATCAAAGTCTGCTCCGGAGAGTCGCTCTGCAACTTTGGAGTTAATGCCTACGGCATCCATCGCATTCGGAGTGATAACTCTCTTGGCCTCCTCATTCTTGTCCGTAACCTTCAGGATCGGAATTTCGAATGTGCCCCCATGAGGATAACGAACAAGCGCTACCTTCTCGCCGGGTCGGAAATTAGGTGCATACACCTCGTCGTCCTTGAGCGAAGTGATCGGAAGGATTACCTGATAGCTCTGCCTCGGAAGTGCCGCAGCTTTCAGATGAACAGCCGCCTTATCGCAGTCGTTTGCGAAGTTGATGAGCAGGTGCTTCTTGACTGTCGGATTGGTCAGAGCGGAGATCTCTTCGAACTCTGCCTGCTTATCGATCTTAGCCAGCCGGAGCTGCTGCTCAACGAGCTTTCGGTTCTGTTTAGAGAGGAACTGGGACGGAAGATCGTGGCTCCACTCTCCCCAGTCGCCTTCGGCAGCGCGCTTGTTGATGACGGAGAGCTGCTTTTCACCGTTCTTATCGATGTAATATCTTTGTCCGCCCATGATAGGCGCATTCGGATCCGTCGGATCTTCAATGCCTTCCTTGATGAGCGAGCCGAACGGGTTGTTCGGATTCTTCGTATCGATCGGCTTGAGAACACTCTTTGCGTCCTTCGTTGCACCCATCATGGGAACAGACGAATTCTTGTTTGTGTTAAATATCAAGTCGACTCCGGGCGGAAAGTCCTTATCATCTCCGTAAACAGCCATACCCTTGATGTAATGCGTACCATCAACAAGAATCCGGACCTGAGCATAAGTGGAGTTGCCGAGAGAAATATCTTCCGGCCCTCTCCGAATCTCAACGACACCGTCCTTGTCCTTGCCGCTCGGTTCCTGATCTGCATAACGAATCATGACACGCTTCGAATCAAGGGACTTCGGATATACCCAAGCCGGACGATACGTTTCGCCTCCGTCATCGGAGATCATCTCGCCAACCTGACTGATTGCACCGTAGTTGTAAATATCTTTCTTCTCGGATCCGGGAGGGCACACCACCTTGAGCGTGGTCATCATGCCCTTATTCGTTGCCTGAGGAACTCGTCCGCCATAAGTCGGATAACCCTCCATCTCAAGAATCATCAGCGCATTATCAAGTGTGTTTCTCGTCACGCCGAGTCTTCGCTCAACATTCACGCCGACGTCAATCATGCCCTTGGAGTCGATTTCGGTCTTCAGATACTTTGCCGTATTGTAGGCAGAATTCATTCTCTCCTCAGACTTCGTGTTGAGAAGCGAACGGACCGTGGATTCGTTCAGTCCCATCTTCTCACCGATCTCGGTTGCACCCATTCCGCGCTCTTTCATACTCTTTGCCTGTTCAACAAGAATTGCGCGGCGATAGTTCTTTGCAACGGAGAGCTGCGAACGGAGCTTGGACGGAGACGGTTCTCCTTTGTAGTTGAGAATATCCAGCTCACGGGCAATCTCGGACTCTGTCATACCCTTGGATTTCATCGAGTTGACACGGGAGATGAAGTCGCCGGTTCTCTGATACGGATTCTCACCAGAACCCCACGGATACCGTCCGGAGCGTCTCGGCATGCCGTAATGCTGCAAAATATCAATTTCACACTCGTCGAGGATCTCTCCCGTATGTTCATCCACGACGATGTTTTTGTCTACTTCAATCATGCCGATTCCTCCTCTGTACGAATTTCTTCAATAAGATTGTCGAATTCTACGATTTTGTCCATAACGTCACGGATTGTCTGAGCAGAGGGCGTGTAGATCAGAATCTGACAGTTCTGATAAATCCTCAGCTCCATTTGAATGTCTTCCGGATCGACGTCATACTCCAAACAGAAAAGAGCCGCGTAAATATAAAGCTGCTCTTCATGTGCCGGAATAGATCCGCTCTTGTAATCATGAATGCGAAGAAAACCGTTCTCAAAGAGAATCGCGTCCGTCGTGCCGAAACAGTTGCGGGAGTAATATAAAGGCTGCTCTGCTGTCATGCCGAAGTCTACGGCATCGTTGACATACATATTGAGCGTGTCTTTCTTTCTCGCAAGTTTCTGCTTCATGCGGATGCACTCTGCTGCGAATGCGTGTTTCTTCGATCCTTCTTCAGCCGCAAAATATCCATGGAACACTTCAGCCATCCGTGCAGGACTGTAGCGGACCCAGTGATACTTTGATGCGGAGAGGAAAGCATGCTTGCCTTCAATCTCAGAATGCTTGTTGAAGTGCATTCAGTACCTCCTCTCGGTTCTCAGGAAATATAAAGGCAGCGAATGACATGTCATTCATCTTCCCCACCCAATAGTCCTGATTCTGCCGATGACTTGCTCCAGCACTCCTTTTGCACTCGAGCATTGCCCAATGTTCCCCATAATACATTGTAATGTCGGGGAACCCGTCCTTCAGTCCGGTTGCGTTTTTCATAACCACACAGCCGGGGAACCGCTCTTCCAGTTCATGAATCACTTCTGACTGAAAGCGGCTCTCTTTCTTGTTTTGCCCTTTCTTTGCCATATTTTTCTCCTTTCATGGCAAAAATATCAAGAGAAGAATAGCACTTTTTACTTCTCCTCTCTCTTCATAAAAGAGAATGCATTTTTCGCGTAAAAATCGGTCAAAAAGAAAAATGCGATGACCGATTCGCGAAGTTATCCTTTGCAACACAGATATGACCTGCCGCCAGGAGGAACCCTGTCAGAATATCCATAATGACGGCAGATGCATACTTGTGTTGTGCGCAGCGTCGACACCACATGCAAACGCAATAGCGCCGAAGTCCAGACAAGAGACATCTATTGGGAGTTGGTCAGATTATACTGTCCGATGGTGAGGACGTGTAGGCTCGTTTAAAGAATCCCATAAATATCAATCTGACACGGATGTCGCTGTCATATACCCGACACTCGGTGCGGTATTCAGAAAGTGACTTGGCGTGCATAGCACAGATCCTAAGATCAGTTCTGAAATATCCATGACACTACGCTGACGTTATCCGTAGAAAGGATGAAAGAACGGACAGCGTCATGTGCTTCAATCTCATTTTTATTCAAGGAGGTATTTCTGTCCGTGGAATAAAAAATAAGAGAAGAGAATAAGCACAGTTTTCTATCTTCTCTCATTACAGAGAATGAAATTCTCGCGACACACTTGCTCGATCTAAAATATCCATAGACAAAAAAAGAGAAGACGCTTATTCAGCGTCCTCATCCTTTTCGGTTTCCGATTCGTCTTCTTCTTCCTCGGTAGTTTCTCCGTCGAAGATCTCATTCTCTTCCGTTGCTTCGTCAGCTTCCTTCGCCGCCTTGAGAGCTTTCCGCTTCTCGAGGACAGTGCCGGCGCCCATCCCAATGATGAACACCGCAGTGCCTGCGATCACTTTCGCTCCCGCTACGACGATATTCTTGCTTTCCTTCAGCACGTCGCTCATAAATTTCTTCATGGTTTAAAAACTCCTTTTTGAAATATAAATTTGGAATCGTGTTCCATTAAGACACATGAAAATTTCGCGACGACAAAATCGATCTCTAATTGCCTTGAACTACTCTCTCAGCCGTGCCAAAATATCTTGCCGAAAACGGATCAGAGACGGATCAAAAATGCACTGAAAATCACCCCAAAAATCATCGAAAAATGCCTCGTGACCAGTTGACCAGTTTTTTCGCTATATATTTTATTTTTTAAAAATTTTCTTTTTTTATTGAAATGGGAAAAAAAAGTGGGCAACTGGTCAGGACCCCCCTGAAACCCTTGTCTTTATTGGGTTTGAGGGGTGACCACTTTTCTAAAAAAACTGGTCAGAAACTGGTCAATTGGCCAAAAATGACCACTTTTACAATTGTGTAACTCAAAAAATTCTGGCCAAAAGACCACTTTTACAAGTGTAGTTTTAAAACTTTTGGCCACGAAATTGGTCACTTTTTTACTCAAATTTTCACTAAATTTTTTCGCCATGAAAAGTGCAAAATATCACGCCCAAATCCTCAACTAATTTTCGAGATCTAACCTAGAATAGCGCCGCCATTTCCCCTGTTCAAAATATCAACCTGACCCGCGTCGCACACTTCGAAATTTTACTCTAACAACTTAGAGTATTGTATTTCTCGGAGCGAATGAGAGTCGAATTCTGAGCCTGTCCTGCGCCAGACACTCACCGCAGACCCAAGCAATGAATCAAAAAGAAAGAGCCAACGCTTAAGTCGCGTCGACCCAATCTCGTAAGTCTCACAACTCAACCACACCACTCTTAATGGCTTTTTTGATGTCATATAAGAATGCTTCATATGCCCATATGCTTTTATACTGTGTTTCAAGATATGTCTCTTCTGATATAAACTCAAAGAACGGATACGGGATCCCAAGCATCTTGCGAATTCTGAAGCAAAGCAGACACCATCTGAACAGCCATTTAGCGTCTTTACGCTTAAACAGCGGCACAATATAGTTACTGTCTCCTCCAAAGTTTTCACAAAGCTGCTTGAACATCTGCGTACCTTTCCAGTCACAGAGAAGAATCTGTAACTCATTAATATAAATTGCCTGTTCATATGCCAGTTTGTCATTCCGTTTCATAACTCAATCTCCTTTAAAATTGCAAATAATTGAATTGTTTTCTCCATATAATGCAATGAATTCTACGCGACATCTCGCCAATTCAAATATCAATCCGCACAAAAAAAAAAAGAGAAGACGCTGTGTTAGCGTCCCTCATTCTTTTCATTTAAATAGTTTACGAGTTCTCCCTTCATCGCTATTCTATAAATATCAATGCCATCAGATGCAAATCTGTTAACCCGACCACGCATTTCAAAGAGTTCATCTGTCAGCCCAATATACTCAGGCGAATAGCCAACCATAAATAATATCGTCTTCATGACGCAGTTAATAAAGTTGCGTGTCACTCTTACAATAAATACTGGTAAAGCTATTGCTAGAGATAATGTAGCCACAATGAGCCCAATTCCAACGCGAATCAGTTTCTTGATTGCTTTCATTGTCAAATCTCCTTTTACAAATAGTTAATTTATAGAGTCTCCTCACAAATATCCATGTAATCCACGCGTCTTCTACAACCCCTCTACAAGCCTCTACAAGCCTCTACAAGCCCCATCATCCCTTACCAGTATAACTCTACACCTAAAAACTGTACGATTGCAAATTAGGGGCCTTCTCGAAGCTCACAGAGGCCTTCTAGAGCCATACATCTGACAAATATCAATTCTTTATAAAAAAGAAAGAGGGCATGTTTAGCCCCCGATCTTCTTCTGATGTTCCTCATACTCTTCTCTCTCCTTTTCCACAGAACGCACGGTCGATTCCTTGAGCCCGAGAATGTCTGCAATCTCGATATAGCTGAAACCACGTTCTCTGAGCTTACGTACAGCTCTCCCGATCATGGTCTGCATCTTTCTCTTAACTGCTGCAATCTTGTTTCTCATTCCAATGATTTCGTTTGCCATTGTTTTGTCTCCTTTTTCAAGTTAAGAATTTAAGGAATTTCTTCCACAAATATCCATGAATTCTACGCGTCCCAAAACAGTAAAAAGAAAGAGCAGACGCAGAATCCGCGCCCACTCTCTCAATTTTTTACTTCCCATACCTCTTTTCGTTCAGGTCGATAACCTTCTGGATCCGATCTTTCACTTCTTCGAGTTCTTCGCATCTTTCCCTTACGATCTCGTATTCCTTCTGAGAACCGATCATCATGCTCATGTCCATTCTTCCGACATACTCGCACTTGTCGAGCCGCTCTTCGCTTACACCGTCTTGAACATTTCTTCCTCAAATTCCAAGAGCTCCTCCTTATGAAGAACCCACAGAATATCGTACTTGTCAAGCCCAGTCAAACTAGCAATTTTATCATAAGAATTGCCCTGCTCATACAAGAGTTTGGCAGTTTCTTCTTTGTGCTTTGGAATAGCCTCGTACTTTTTCTCAGAAATATAAGCCGTCAGCTCAACAATGTTCGCGAGGGTGAACAGAATATCCATTTTTCATCTCCACATCGCCGACATATATTTCGGCTCATACTTAAGACTTACCGTTGTCTTGAAGCCGTACTCAGAATCCGTCCACACGATTGCGGGATCACCAAAACTATCGCATCCAAGCACCTCGTCCAGCATATATCCCCGCTCGTCAATCCAGACATAGGCATTATCCCCTTCAAGACTTACGCTCGGATGGAATCTCTCAGGTATCTCAACATCGATGAATTTGATTATCCCATCTTGCTCACGATTGAGAGAATAGTGCTTCCTCAGCGTGTAGAACTCCCTCTTGCCATCTCTCGAGAAGTCCTCATGCATAACCAGTGTTACTTTCATTTCAGTTTCTCCTTTTTATACTGTTTGTTATAAAATATCCAATCAATAATGTAGCCAATCCAAGGCATCAGACACACTGCTATCACAAAGGCGGCTGACTCTAAAATATCCATGACTCCAACATATTGAGCCGCCCAGTTCCTTATTGCACTTACAATGATCGGCAAGAGCACTTATCTCAACTCCTCAACCCCAGCGCCACTCCGTACCAAATCGCCAATCTTCTCAGCATCAATATGGTACAGCACAGTCGCCTTCTGCTGATCGATCGTATCAATGCCGTAGGTTGAAATATAAAGCGGGTCAACCACGCCAACTCCGGTCTTGAGCTGAAGCAGTCTGTAGAAATTCGAGTCAGCAAAGAGTACGATGTAATGCCGATACTCAAATCTCTGATCAGTCCAGTCGTCTTCCGGAGTGTACAGCTTGAATTTCATGAGAATCAAGTCTCCGGGCTTGTACTTCGGGATTTTGTAGATCTCATCTTCGTGCTTATCAACTTCAGGCAATGTAACTTTCATTTCAGTTTCTCCTTTCAAATATTGATCACCATAAGTCAATCGTCTTTCCAAAAATCTCCTCCAAGACATTAGATAAACGAACTACATCATTTCGCTCAGAACTTGTATCAACAAAATCACTACTTGCTTCATTTATTAGTTCACAAGCATTGTAGTACATCTTGAGGCATCTTTCCAATAACTTAAATTGCTCATTTGTGAACAGAACACCTTTCTCTCTTATTGCATCATCAACAACTTCTTCAACAGGAATCGGATAATGTTCATATAGCCAACCCTTCTCTTTCCAGTATTCGACAAACGACTCGGCATCGAGGTATCTCTTCTCCTCATCCATTTCAGTTTCTCCTTTCAAATATAAAAAGAAAGAGGTGATGCTTATTCAGCATCGTCCTCAGTCTCCTCGGCCTCTTCGACCGTCTCTCTTTCTTGAATCTGTTTCAAAATCTTCTTGCAGTTTCTCTTCCATTTGATGTCTGCGATTACCCGCTTAGCATACGGAACGCCGATGAAAACCACTGCCATATAGCCAGCAAAGATGTAAAGCCCTCTGTTATAGCTCCAAGCCCTAATATTTTGTGTATCCGCAAGATACTTGGCTGCCTCTTCACGAGAGCGTCCACCCTTGACGAGCATCTTCGTCAGTGTCTTCTCACCGAGTTTCCAATCGTTTAACTTTTCACCGATCTCATACAACATAATGATGTACCTCCATAAAAATGATTTTGGAAATGATTCCATTATACTGCATGTTATTTACGCGACAAAATATCAATTAGGGGCGAAGGGACTCGAACCCTCAACCAACTGCGTATAAGACAGGTGCTCTAACCATTGCGCTACGCCCCGTTATTGACTTACTTATTCGTCTGTCGGGCCTTTAATGTAATCATGCACACGATTCGCTGCCTTTTTAAGCATCCAGAACGGAAGCCATAAAGCACCAGCAATGACAACCACGGGCCATGTCACAGCAAATCCAAAGTTGTCTACTTCATCCCACTCGCTATTGTGAATCACGCATAAGACAAAGTAGACGCCAAATGCGATGAAAATATAAATCCCCAAGACTATGAGAACGGCTTTACTGCATGTGCTCATCCATTATACCTCGTCTTATAGTCCGGCCCATTCGATCGCTCATCCTGACGAGCCTTCGTGAGCCACTTCATCTTATCAGCATAATCGTTTGTTTCACTCTGCTGATGGTATATGAATATTTTCTCCATAGCCCTGATCGCCTCCTCCACATTCCGTTCCGTAGACCAGCAGTAGTAATATCCAAGGTTGCCCTGAATTACTGCAAACTCATACGGCCGAACCGTCTCAGCTGAGTATCCGGAATCAAACTCTGCAACCATGATACCATCCGTCCCGACACCAATCTGATAGAATGTGGCCGGGAATGTTTCAAATATCCATTTCTTCTCCTGGATCCCGGTTTCTGTCTTGCCGCATTCAAGTGTCTTGCGAAATCTGTACAAATATCCTTCAAAGCTTGTCATGTTATACCTCTTTTAGTTCACATGTTCGACATGAATTGGCTCGGGCAGGCGAATACCCCAGTGAGTTACGCCTTTTGCATTATAGCAATATACATAGGCTGATTGAAGATCGTACCATCCCCATTCATAGTCGGTGTACTTTGACATATGATGTGAAATACTCATGTAATCAGCAACCGTTACCATACCATCTTTCTTGAGCTTATCAAGTAATTGTCCAAGAACGTTTTCAGCCATTTCTTGGCTCGGATACTCAATAGCTAACAGAGAATAATCGGCATTATAATCTGTATTGTAATCAGCATAATTATGCTCCCACTTTGGATCAAGTTTGTCCGCGTACATTCTAAGAGCCTTCGCTGCAATTCGCTTTATCGAGCCACGCCTTTTCTCTGCCTCAACAAGCAACATTCCGAACGTACCAATAGATCCAACGGCAACTCCTGCAAGAAACTTTTTCATTTTTTTTTATCCCTTTCTTTTGCTTCACGCATTCATTTTAACAATTGTTACTGCAATGAATATAACGGCAGATGCGCCAGTGATCCCGGTCATAATCATAGATACGATTGAAGCACTCTTATACAGGCTTTCCTTAATCGATCCAGACCTGGCATCGTCATAGCGATTTTCAAAGAAATCTGAGAGAAATACAAATACTCCGATTGCAAGAATAAAACCGAGCGAACCAAATATCAATTTAATCATTTTCCCTCTCCTTTCATAATCCTATAAAACCCTATCGGACTCGAAGCCGACTTTACTTTCTCAAGCTCTCCTCCACGCATTCGCCAGAGAATATAACTGGACCGCATGAGGTCGGATGTAATAGCCCACTTCACACGGCCCTTTTCATCTCGATGCGTCTCCCAGAGCTTCTGACCCTTAGGCGTTTTCATTGAGAAGATTTTGAAACAGACGTGATATCAACGTCGTAAGTGATCTTCAACGGATCTGGATCAGAGGTGGCCGTATTCGTATTCGGAGCGTCGGCTGTGAAAATATAAGGCGGGTTGAGATTCCAATTCTTGTCGCTGGTTGTCGGATTATACGGCCAATTGATAATTGGCGTATCTTTCGGCACGTACTCCGGCTTCTCATCTTTGAGATCAGGGAAAACCTCAATTTCTTTCATGACCGTACAGACATAGCCTTTCTCGTCAAACACTGCTCCATCCAGAATTACATCATCTTCACTTACCTCAAACAGTCTGGCAAGAATATCAATGAGATCAGTCTCATACAGTTTGATCTCAGCTCTATATTTATTCGACATCTTTTTTCTCCTTTCAAATATCAATTATTGTATAATCCGGCCGCTTTCAGTTTACTTTTCATGCTGTTGATCGCCTGCTGAGCCGCCCCAAGTTCAGCTTTCAGGGATTCGTTTTCGCTCTTAAGTTTAGTCAGAATATCAAGGGCATTTTGAGACAGACACTCGATGCAATGCGTTTCATAGTTATATGGGCACTGCCAACAATACTTTGTATCATTAGAGGCAGAACAAAGCCCAAGGCCTTTCTCTACTTTATCAATCATTCCGCATACTCCTTTTTCGCCTGAAGTATGGCCTGTATTGCTTTCTCGTAAAGATTGCTTTCGAATTGTTCAAGCTTAGCCCAGATATCTTTATTGAGATTCACAAGAGCTTTGTGCTGATGCGGATTTAGTTCTTTAAATAGCATAGTTGTGAATCTTCCAAAAGCTTCCTGTCGCTCTCTTGCCGTCATGTCTTTTGCTCCGCATCTAGCATGAAAGTATTTGATGACAATATCAATCTGTTCGTCATCAAGCGTGCTGAGAACTTTCAACACTTCATCCGTCATTCTCATACTCCTTTACTTTCTCTTCGCATGCGATCATCCTCGCTCCGCAATCAGGACAATATTTTACATAACCATGGGCGTTCTTCACCGCTTCCCACAGTACCGTGTTTTTATACGTCATCTTCGTGATCGGCTGTTCATCGCAGTTTGAGCAATGAATCCGTCCATCTCGTACGATCCAGCATGCCGTGATCTCATGCTTCTCTTTGAGTTCAGCGTTGTTGCTCTCGAGTCGGCCAAGAAGTCTTTCAGCAGCCTTCATGATATGCTCTTCATCACAGCTCCAGAAAGGAACACCGTCTCCACTCTCATCCAAATATCCATATGGACAGTCCTCGCAACGGAGATCTCCGGAATTCTCTGGACAGCACTTAAGTGCGAGTCTAACCTCCTCAACTGGATTACGCATCTCCCTTGCAATGAGGATTTCGCTTACATAGCTACTCATCTTCATTCTCCTTTTCTTTCTTTAATTCTGTAGGCACAGGAATGAAAATCGTTTCATCATATCTATATCCGCATCTGACGCACTTATTGCGAACTTTATACATCAGCATCGGACCTCCTGTTGTGTTAACTTCCATGAGATACTGCATCTTGAGCCCGCTTGCAGAGTATTGATGATAACCGAGTTCACAGAGCAGTTTACAAATATCAATTTTGGTCGCCATCTTACTCTTCTTTCTCTTCTCTGTCAAACACAATCGCAGCCCGACGCTTGCAGCGAGACATTATTAACGAAGACCCGAAACTTAATCCGCCAATGAATGCGGCATTTTTGTTGTCGTCAATGTTGTTCAAAATGGACTCATATTCTGGAGAGGCGATGAATTTGAGAATCACATCAAATGCATCGTTCATATCGGTAAGCATCATGATTTTAGCATTTTGCTCATTTGAAATATCAGGTTCATTTGCCCTCTCCGTCGCTCTAGGTTGTAATAAATCAATGACATTAAACGCGTCTTTCATGACTGCATCCATACAATATCCTACAGGCGCAGCATCTTGATAAGTGCAGTGGTCGCAGTCGTTTTCGATACAGCATTTAAGACCATCTTTTACGATCTCAGTTTTATTCATTTTCAATGTTCCCCTTTTCTTTGTAAATCGTTTCTAAAGTCTGATCCATGTTTAAAATATCATACCATTCAGGATCCTTCCAATTTATTTCAGCAATAATCTGCTCTGCAGACTCCTTTACCAGATGCTCTTTACCGCTGCTCATCAAAACATTAGTGCCTCCCATTGGTTTGTCAAGTACATTGTATCTTGTGGCAATGCTCTCGATATAATCAACGTTTACAAAGAACTCATATCCTCCGGGAAAAGTTGTCAACTTAATGAATTTCATTTTACCGCATCCTTTCTAGCAATCCGAATAATCTTCTTTGTCGGTATGATATACGCCGCAGTGAAGAGTATTTCCGCATTTCTTGCATCGTATTTCCAAGTCATGATGATCGAATGCATAAACTGCAACAGAGTTGGACCCGCATTTCCTGCAAGTTATCGCAAACGGATGTTTCTTTTTTGAGTCCATTTTTTTTCTGCCCGCCATCCGACAGCGATTCATCATAAGGATTGATATAATAAGGATAGATGAAAGCCATTATTCAGTCTCCCCTCTCCACTTTGTGTCCATACGTGTAATTCGAAGAACCCATTGCTTCCATGCTCTCCATTTTGTATTATAAGCGTCAAGAGTCATGTAACATAACTGACCGTGTCTATCGATGAATATGATCGAATCATCGCACACTTTGCAGATAAGAGTAGGCAGAAGAACAGAGCAACCACGCTCTTCAAGCCACACAACAGAAGGGTAAAATAACAGATCATCGGCAGTCCACTTAATCAGTTCATCGAGCTCAAATAACAAGTCCGCGCCTTTATCTTTTTCTCTTGTTACCTCCCGGATTGCCGCAATCGGGTCAAGCATCGAGTTGATAGACATTTTTTCGGAATATCTTTCAAACTCAGAAGCCACATATGTTTCACTCCACATGAATTCCCCGTTGATGCAGGCAATCACATCGTAAACAGGCGTATGAGTTTCAACGTCTGAAGATAACGAAACGTATTCTCCTGGATGCTCATATGCTTTCAGAACGATTCCCCAATTCTGCACAGGAGACTCAGGGAGCTTGTAACAAACAACATCTCCGACTTTGTATTTGAAATTATACATAACTTATTTTCTTACTCCATTTCGAAACATCCTCAAACTCATCATCTTTCGCACGGCTTGTTTGATTCTTTCTGCATGCATTTCTGGGGTGAAATTGAAAACAGGGCAAACCTGTAAACCAGTAGCAAGATCGACCTGTTCGATTACATCTAATTGTCTGGAGTATCCAGCCTCAATGCCTATGACGATTCTGTTCTGCCAATCGGTCGGGAATCGCATTTGCATTCTGGGGATGTATCTTCCGAGCTCATATAGACAGATTGGACCAACACTCGTATTACTTGCTGCAAAGAACATCGTGAAAATATCCATCTCTTCAAGATGCCGGAATTCCCATTCAATTTGTGCTCTTGCTGAGATGCGGCTTTCTGTGTCAAACTCTTCCCTTCTCGGATTATAGATCAGCACATCGTCAGGCAGATCTTTCTCTAAAATATCAATGACTGTCTTTTGCCAGTTTTCGCATCCGGTAATTCCACCGGCAAGAAACACTTTAACTGGATCTCCGCTAACCGGCAGTGATTCGACATAAGGATCAAATTCATCAGGTGCTGTAAAGATTAAAGCCATTACTTATTCTCCTTTCTCCACTTTGAAATATCAATTCCGGCTTCGCTGAGTTTCTTCTTGCAAAGCCACAACCGATCTTCGTACTCGTTCATCTGATAACGTTCACCAAGCTCCCGGAGTCCGAGAGAGAAACGCTCATAGAATTTTCTGAGGCGCTTCTCCCCGAACCCAAACTCAGAGTGCAGAATATAAAGAGCCATAGCGTCGAGCTCATCTTCGTTATCACGATTCATCTCATCGATTGCGATCTTGGCCATCCGTTCAGCCTCAGCTTCCATGGCCTCACGAATATCATCCGCCATCTTTACTTTTCCAGATTTCACTCGAGCTTTCATATAGTCTCCTTAGTTTTTTTAATATAAATTATTTATTGTAAACAACAGTGCTTAAATGCCCCAATGCTTCATAGATACGTTTTGCACATTCATCGAGTTGCTTTTCTGCGCATGCGATCTTCTGCATCAGCTTTGCGTTTTCCTCTTCAAAAATGTCACGCTCATTTTTCACTTTATCACGCTGAGCTTCAACGTCACGCAATTTATGTCTGAGAAATGCATTTTCATTCTTCAGATCCATATTTTCATTCTTCAGATCCATATTTTCACTTTCTTTTCCAACAAGCATGTGCCTTAGATTTGAGGCTTCTGCTACGTAATAGGCAGTAAGTATCATCTTGTAGTCCGGCTCATTGCTTTCTTTACCGCCAACTACACTGGAAATATCAATGTGGTCTATTACCTTAACCTTATCAACTAACTCTGATTCTGACCAGCTATTCCAATTAATGGCTCCTTTGTAGCAAGTCCACAAATCATATAAATATTCATTCGAATTCGTAGCTTGCAGATGAACACTAGCAACAATAGCTCTCCATCCATCCTCAAATTTAAGAACATCTCCTACCTTAAATTTCGAATCCATTTCGATTCTCCTTTCAATACTTTCTCATGCTTTTCCTGAGCTTTTTCAGCTTTGTCGAATGACCACTTAAATTTTCTATATGCCCACCACATTTGTATCTTCGACCTCCACAACCAGAGTCGTAATTTGATCCTTGTCCACAGCGTCAGTTTGCCAGTAAACGTAACTTCATCCGGCTTGAGCAGGGAGAATGTCATTTTAGCTCGGTCTTCTATCGCTTCTGGCTTCGTATTAATGGCGTTCTCAATTAACCTAATGCCATCAAGTGTTCCGAGAAACTCCTTATTGCCGTCCTTGTCAACGGAGCAAACCGTAAATGAGCCTATCTGTGTAATGCCGTTCGAGCCCATTATAAGTCACTCTCCTTATGAATTGAGATAGTAGCCAAGACTCTTCAAGCAGTCATACCAGCCAGTTTTCCAAATATCAATCTCATGCCCTTTGCGATCCAGCACGTCCTTCATTTCTTTGAGCTCGTCTTTCATCGCTTGGGTCTCGTTTTTGAGTTTCTCATTCTCTTCCTCGAGCGCCTTATAGTATCCGCAGCTTAATGCGTCGTGACTCTTTTTCTCGAAATCTTCCGGGTTGAAAAACTCTTTTATCGCATTATCATCCTCTCTGCATTTCATATATTTTGCCGTGAAATCAAATGCCTCTGTGATAATATCTTTCGGCACGTTAAACTCCTTCTTGAGAAAAGCCTTGGGATCTTTCGGGGAGTAAACTCGACGCATGTTTGCCATCATATACTTTTCAGGAGCCCAAATTTGAGTCGTATAATTGCATCCTTCACAGTTCTCAATGGTCAGTAAATAAATGTTCTTTGTTGCACCGGTTTCTTTGTCATACTCGTGACGTCGTTCAATATCGTGACGTCGTTCAATAACCGTAATCATCTCCCCTTTGCTGCGAATATACTTGAGTTGATCTCCAAGATTATATACAAACGGTGTTTCCCTTTTATTGTCTTCCATCACTTTTCTCCTTTAAACAGATAGTCTTCATTTCCAAAATCGATATGCCGAATGAGTTTGCAGGTGTCAAAAATATAATTTTTATCCTTATTGGTAACTCGATACTCATAGCCCGGCGTCTCTTCTTTATCGAAATGCACCACTTGAATATACTGACGATTCGTGTAACTCTTCTCCAAGGTCATGAAATATGTGTCCTCGATCACATCGTGAAACACGTCTCCTGCAAAGAAGTGATTGACCTTTGCATTACAATATTCATGCGGTTCATTTCCTTTCTTGACCGCTTTTTCTTTTCTATCTGTTTCTTCCTGCACCTTGGCGAAGAACTCCTTGAGATCGAACCATTTGTCTTTCGTGATGTTGCCGATTTTCGTAATAGTTCCGCCCCAACCGTCATTCAATACGCATCGGACATATTTGCCTTCAAGGTCTTCCCATTTGTCAACGCCGACCGTGTTCATGATCCGCATCATTGCTTCAAGTCCGGCTCCGGAACCTTTGAAGAAGTCGTCGTCAGCGTCCAAATATCCATTCCCGATGACATAGCCGCCAATACTGCATCCCCATCCACCACCTTGAACGGTAATCCAGAATGTCAGCACTCCATGATCAGCCATGGTAATTGAGGTGCTTGTGATCTTTGCATTCAGAATCTCAGTTTCCATCTTTGTCCTCTCTCCCTTTGTAATACATCTCGAAGCTTGAGGTCCAGCCGCTGTTGTTTTCTGTTTTGAGAACTCCATTGCAGAACAATCTCAAATATCCACACGGCAGACAGTCGATTTTCCATCCAATGACCGGTCTATGGGTCGGAATAGGTTTTCCGCCGTAGTCACCATATCCGCCGATACCATCGATATGCAGAATATCAGCAACATCTTTGGACAGCCAGCAGATAGGATGGCAGTCTTTGTCTACGGCAACGAAGCCCATGATGCGATAACCGCTATCATGCAACTCACGCTGAGGGACGATCACAATAGAATGAAACTCGAGATCTTCATTGCCAGTAGGCTTCACCGGCACCTCGTAGAATTCCCTCTTTTTCATTTCCTGCACAGTTTTCATTTACATTTTCTCCTTTCAGTCTCTTTTCTTATTTTACGTTCTTCAGAGCAATATATGCCGAATCTCTTCTTCACATACCATATTGAATCGATCACCGAGATAGTCGCCAAGATCGTAAGTATCAAGGTAATTAAAGAGATTACCATCATAATCTTCAGGTAGAATCGCTAGAATTACGTTTTTAAACTCCTCCTCGACTCGATCGGTGTAATCCCAAATATCTTCACCTCTCTCGGGCTTTGGCAAATCGAGCGAATCAAGAAGCTTCTTGTTTTCTTCAATTTTCTTATAGTACTCAGTCTCACTCATCATTTTTATTTCTCCTTTCAATTTCTTAGAAAATATCAAAAAGAGAAAGAGGCTATGTTTCAAGCCTCGATCTCTTTTCTTGTTTTACATTTTTTTTTCGGATCAATTTACGAACTTATTCAGCGCTCTTTTTCCCGTTAGGATAGACTTCGCCGTAGCCCCTCTCTGCAAATTCTCCGACAATATCATCAGGAATGTCCGCATTCAGACCGAGCTCATCCATGATCACGGACAATCTCGTGACGTCTTCCCAATTATGTCATATTAAGAATAATTTACCATTAGTGCAACGCCAATCATGATAAGAATGAGACAGCCAATGTTGACGTAATACGTAGGATCAAAGTCTTTACCGAGCCCAGAGCCGCAAATAATACAAGACCCAATACATCCTATAGCCATCATAATGAAGCCGACAACCGCTCCAAGTTGAACTGTAATATCCATTATTTCTCACTCACCTTATTGCATCCTCCCCATGCCCAATCCGGATAAGAGAGTACACCATTCTCATCCAGATCGAACATAGAGAAGTCCTGATAGTTATTTATCGAATAATAAGACGCGCCAATCTGATATGCTGGTGTTGACCATGTAGAACTGTGATACCATCCACTTCGATAGTTCTGCACTCTGAAGTCGGACAAATATCCATTCCACCAAACGTCCCACCAGATAGCACGCACAAGATCAGTTGGCTCTGCATCCGGTGTCCAGAGTCTCGTATTTGTTTCGAGGAATCCATGACTATGAGTTACACCCCACAAGCTTGTTCCCCAGTCATCGTAACCGCCAACGACCTGACAGTAGAGCAGCCGCTTCAAGTCTACTTCAACGTGAGCCCGAATATCTGCCTCACTTTCTCCACCGGCCTCAAGCATGATCTTGCGGATAGCCTCTTCAATTTCCCATCCAGTTGCTGTTGCTCCATGCGAGTCTGTATAGATCTCATCACTGGTTACAACCGGCAATGTAACGACGTGTCCATTCTCGAGGATCACATCGCCATATTCGTTGTAGACAGGTTCCACAGCTTCGGCATGAGCTCCTTCTACGATCATCGTGCAGAAGAGCCAGAATCCAACCGCGAAGAAGAATACCATGAGACCAAGCTCGAAAATATCCTGTATAAGGTTGATTACGGAATGCTTTGTTCTGTTGAGTTTGTGAATGTTCATCATTTGTGAATTCCTCCATTTTTTTACTCTTTATGACTATTGATTGAACCGTTTATAAGTCCTGCGATCCCGGCAAGCAGTGTCGATAATGTCCCGACAGCATACGGAACGGCGACAGGAATGAATGCTTTCCAGATCGGAATATCAATCACCCCGCAAAGTCTCAGCGTGAAGAGAATCAAAGAGACCGCAGCAAGGAAGTCAACGACTCTATCTCCAAACGGTCTCTTGATGTATTTAGTGTTTTTATCATTCTGATTAGACATGTGCATTCCCTCTCTCAAGCCGATCATTCCAGCGTTTGATCTTCGCTTCGGCAATTGTCTCGATTCTGTCGTAAATATCATAATCGACAGAGTCTTTGAGATCCTGCATCAGAGCATCAGCTGCGACTGTTACGTCGGAATACTCCTCAATAACAGAGTTGATGGCTTCTTCTTCTGTAATTGTACAGGGATTGCCGTTGCCTTCTGCTCTCACAAGTTTCAGACAAGCCTTAGCGAGCTCATTGCACTCTTCCGAGAGCTGCTCCAGTCTTGCCCGACGTTCGAGCTTCTTGTAAATATCATTGATCGTCTTGTCATGCATTTCTGTATCCATATAGGTTATTCCTCCTTGTGGTTTATAATGTTTTTATCAATCCGTCCATTAAGTGTAATCTCAATTCTGGGGTCAAGACACACATGGATAGGCAGGTTGTCTGCATAGAGCGTTTCTTCATCGTATGACTGCGTTATGCTCGACACGATGCCTTTGAAGGGGATTAATATGACCAGATCTTTGTCCTTTACGGCCTTGAATACAATTTCGACTTCATTTGGTCTAAAAATATCATCGAGATTGAACAGCTCTACTTCATTTGCATAACGGACTTTTGTGTTGCAGTATTCACAATATCCATCCGCTCGTAACGGAGCTCCACAGTTCGGACAATTTGTTAGAAGTCTATTCATTTATTGCCTCCCAACATCTCTTGTCTAAACGTATCTTGCTCAGCCATCAATCGATCCATGCTCTCAAAGAATTCCTTCTTCATTGCTTCATAGATCACTTCTTTGATGTGCTCTCTGTTCTTGATAATGTACACTAAAATATCATTGAATAGCATAAGTTGATACTTATTCAGGCATAGATCTTCATCATTCTCAAGAACAGATTTCATTGCCAGAAGCATTACTATACAATCGGTAGCTTTGGCTGTCACAGCATAATCGATTGTGCCTGCAAGTGCTTTGCGCTGCTTATCGTTTAATGTTTCATAAACCTCTTTGTAGTCCATATTGACTCCTTAAAGATGGCATACCAGTATCTCAATATCGAGATCGCTGAATACTTCTTTGATCATTGTGCTTACCTTATTCCAGTCGAGCCGATCGAGTCCGCATCCAATCTTCGGCATTGCGAGATAGTGAATATCAAGTTTCTTGCATTGGTCTCGCATGTCTTCCAGAGCAGAATGTAAAGACTCGTAAGTCGGCTTGTCGTAATGATGTACTTTTGTGACTAAGTTGAAGGTACGTCCAACAAGAAGAGCTTTACCAATATACTTAGATTCTTCCCCTTTTTGAATCGGATAGAGCTGCATAAGCCAATATTTCATATCCATCTTATCATCAAACTCTCTCGCGATCCCAGCCCCAAGAGTATAAGCACCGTTGATGCAATGCGCAAGATGATAGAAAGCAGGGACCTCAAATAGATCTTTTTTAACTTCTTGATAAGTCATAACATCCTCACAGTTTGTCTAGCTCAGAAATATCAATATGTCCGATCTTTTTATATCTCTGACTAAGCTCGCTTTTCGTAAAAGTAATTTGAGTTGTACTGTAAGTCCACCATGCTGATCCTTCAGACCATCCGGTATTATACAAGCAGAGTGCATCAGTCGCTTCTTCATTATCATTGTAAATCTGAACAATTAGCACGGTATAGGGATTGCAGGGAATGTCCCAAATATCACCGACTTCAGGCATCTTTTTCTTCCCCCGTAATAATCCAGCTCTCCGGCAAACTCTCGATCCAGTCGCAGAAGGTGTGCCACTCGTCCAACTTGTGAGCCTTTCTTGCCGGATAGATGTTTGCCAACACTTCGTAGTTCAGCATGACCGTCCGCTTCTGGTTGTAGGAGCTCGGGAGGAGCTGGATCATCTGCCACCAGTAACGCTTGTCTTTGGTTTCCAAATATAATTTGCGATACTTATTCAGCATCTTGATGAGCTCCCACATAAGCATCTTGGGACAAATTCCCAGATCTTTTTCTGCAAACGGGAGATCGGTGAAGCAAGCGTGCTCGTCATCCTGCTGATCAAATAAGTGATCAAAGGAGAAGTCCTCCATATCGAATCCCTTCGCCTGAATCTTATGCATTGTCGAACAGGAGTTGGCAACGGTCCCGACTTTGTATGTATCATACTCCTTCCACCAATAGAGTGGAGCAATCAGGTCGGCATACACTACGATCATCCTCCGGTACTTCGCATGATCTTTCCCGGCAGAAGCAAGACGCTTCATCAGGTCTTTGTCGGCTGCTCCAATGAGTGTTGGACGCGGATAATCGTCATAATGATCAGAGGTATTTTCGTCCGAGTAGCTTTCCTTACAAATATCATGATAACCGACATCATCCTCGAATCTACTGTCCGAATTCTGCCAGGAATTCATGGGATTTCTCATTCCCCTGATAGCGTCCTCGAATCCAAAGACCCTTGTGTTTTCAATTACCAGCATTGTCATTTTCTCCTTTCAGTATCTGCTTAATAATTTGTTTATCGAGCCTGTCTTTTCTCGGCTGAGCTTTATTGATGGCGCAGACCATATCACAGAGGTCGTAATTCACCTGCTCGCTCTTGCCATAGGTATACTGTCGCCCAACGACTTTCCACTTCTCGATAATATAAACCCCATTGTCGCAGTATTTCAAAGGGAGCTTGCTGAGCATATCGATTCCAATGGACAAGTCTCCTCCAAAGTAGTTCCCGATGATCTGGCAGAGTCTTGCCCATCCATAGCCATCCTCTTCCGGCGGTCTGAATCCACGAAGCTCGCAGTATTTCAGAAAAGCAGATACACTATCATACCCGCCGTTCCAATGGATATAAACCCCAATTCCGTTATTATCGAAATCCTTCTGAGTAGTGATGATCGCACGGTTACCCATACTTATTCTCCTTTCAAATATCAATCATGCAAATTTACTGATTCACAAGAACTACATTTGATGAGTGAGTTAAATAGATCTTTCCTTCAACTTTTACTTGAACCATATCAGAGTTTTCAAAGTCGAGCCAACTGTCAACCTTTCCTTCAACCAGTTTCTCTCCTCCGATGTAAATATAACAATAATTGAAGTTCCATGTGGCATCATAGAATTCGCGATTATATCCCGGGCTAGCCCCTCCGCATGATGCAATAGTGACTAAAAGGACAAGCATCACCATAATCAGGCAAATAAACCTCTTCATATCTTCTTTCTCCTTTCAAATATCCGTATCGAATTGATCTCTCCTGATGTAAGAGATTGTGCGAGAATTGTCAAGCTTGAACTCGATCCATTTTTTGATGTCTTCAGGATTGCTTAACGTATAGTCTCCATCATAATACGTCATGCAGCGGTCATCACTGGCGTCGAACAGGATAGTAGTGCCATCTTTAAGATTAATGGAACCGGTTTCGTCGCCGGAGAGTATGCGAATATCAATTGAGACAATGTCGTCGATGCTCTCTGCCGGCACGTCAACGAATTTCGGTTTATTGTTCCAGTCATAAACAGTGATTACCATCGTTATTTCTCCTTTTTATCCACTTGCAGCGGAATATCTGCATAAAGTCTCAGACTCTGATAGCTTTGTCTTCTCAGTTCTTTAACACTTTCTCTTAGATTGACTCGTACCGTTGCGTCGATCGGTTCGCCATTCTCGATCTTATCAAGAAGCGAATCAGTTAAGTCGCAAAATATAATGCTTTGCTCAAGATCATCACTCAGGCAGTCAATTACGTTTTCGTTAAATTTTTTTCGATCATCAATGTGAGCATTATACTTAGTTGTAAGCTCATTATACTTATCAATCAGCTTATTATAGTCGTCTCCAAGCTCAGAATATCTTTTCTCAAGAGCTCTTCTATAGATAATTAAGCAAATACTACCTATGGCACATGCCGCATTACAAGCAAGCATTAAGATAGCTTCTTTTTTACTAAATATAATTCTCTCTTTCATTACTTGAAATCCTCCTTATCAAGAGGCTCTACAGCGTATTTGCCAATAAACTGATAGTAGTCAGATGGCCTGAATTTGAACTTTGCCGTGTTTGAATATTGATCCTTGTGTGAGAAGACCAAATATCCGCCTTCATGAAGTGCCTGGAACACTTTTGCTCTAGCTGCACTCATAAGCATCCCATGCCGTGCGGCATACCACTCACCTTTATTCTTGATGTACTCGCTGACTTCATCGTCCGGATCATAAAATGCGACTGATCCAAATGCCGCACCTCTGCCCCGAATATGAAGCTGCTCTTTATCCGGACATGGCTTCGGAAACCATTTCTGGAGATCAAACTCCGGGGAAATTTCAGCTTCGCCGTCGATCGTGCTCAGATAATTACTCACCTCTCTGATTTTCATTTATTTATCCTTTCTTTTTTTTTTTTTACTGCACAGTATCGAAATGGATCTCTCCACATTCGATAATATTTAATTGCTTTTGAAGCTTTCGTATCTCTTCCATTAAACGGCTCATCGGTATGATTGCATCATCCAGCAGTATTTTTCTTGCAAGATCGTCATTGCGTTCTGGCATGAAAAGTTTAGAACGAACTACTTCATAATCACTGTATTCGTCTTTGGAAAACACATATTTCTTTTTGTCGTTATCGGAGATGAATACCAATGAGTCGTTTCGATATGGGTTATCCTCCATCTTCCCGGCACAGCATTCGAGTCTGTTGTTTTCATGACTGTACCAATACATATACTTTTTCACTCTTATTTACTCTCCTTTCAAAAATATCAAAAGAAAGAGAAGAGACCCTGTTCAGGCCTCAACCCTTTCTTTGATTTCACTCTTGATCCTGTTGTATGCTTCAATGAGTTTCTCAGCACACAGAACCATGATCTCACCGAGGATCGTAGTAGTTGCGCAGAAGATGATGAGCGCTCTGTAGATAATCGTTAATACTCCTTTGATTACCCAGAGCACACCATTTCCTGCGTTCTTAAACTCGTCCCACAGTGCCTCAATGTCCTCTTTAATGATATCCTTCATTGTTAAATACCTCCATGAAATTTTTGAGTGTTTCCATTAAGAGGCATGTATTTTTCGCGACAATTGCAGAATATCAGTCGATGGTTGCCTTGATCTCATCAATGATGTCGTCGAGCTTATCCTGCGTATCGTAATGACCGCAGGAATCTGCAAACCCAGAGATGCATGCCATTGCCCGGTACTTAGTCTGCTCTGTGATTCCTTCAGCTTTCAGAAGATCACGAATGCGGTAGGCCGTATCGACCATGCCGTAGTCGTCAAGTTCATCTGTCTGATCGGCATATTCATCAATCTTGCGGAGAATGTTGAAGTTCTTCTCACGAACCTCATCGAGCCGTTTGTTCTCCTGCTCAACCTTCAGCTTTTCTCTTTCAAGATCGAGCTCCTTTTCACGAATTCTCTGCTGCTCTTCACGCTCCTTAGCCTTCTGAGCACGGTATTCAGGATCATTGTACTTCTCCTGTTCGATTGCAGAAGAATATCCAGCAGCAGAGATGATCCCGAGCACAAGTGTCACAAATCCGATCACTGTTGCTGCGGCACTTCTGCGTTCACCTCTATAGAGTCGCTCAAGTTTCTTGTTGTCAGCCATTGTTGTTTTCTCCTTTTTCTTTTCTGTATTTTTCTTGTGCAGCCACTCCAAAGAGCAGCTCCCATTCTTTTGCGATATCAGATCCGTCCTCTGCAACATTTGTATCAATTGTTAGAACAGATGACGCAGAGTTTCCACGAGGCAGCGTTTGTTTCTTCGGCTTCGGAATATCAAACGCAAGAGCCTCTTTCGGCATCTCTCCGATCTCCATGAGCTCTCCATCCACTAAGATGTGGTGGTCACGGAACTCTTGCTCTCTGAGCTTGAACGTGACAAATGCATCGAGATCTCCGAGTTGGCCTTTTAATTGATCAAGCGCCTCTTGTATTTCAGCTTCGAAAATATCATCGTCGTCCATATCATGCCTCAGTACTTCATGCCCATGTTGACTTCGCATCGACGACAAGGTATGTCCAAGCGAGTAAGCATCTCCACTTCTGGCCGAGATCTTTCATGATCCTCTCAAGTCGAGCCGCAACACTCTTCTTGAGCTGTCCATCTTTGAAAATATAAAGATCCAGAATGTGATGGTCATACTTGTTGTAAGCGCAATGGACTTTCGGGTCACAGTTGAGCGGTACCACTACTTTTTCATGTACAATGTTCTTGATTGCTTCAAACTTATCAGTCTCCATGATTGTAGGAGCCTTAATGCTGAGAACGATCATTGTCCGCTTATCTTTCATATTCAGTCATCCTTTCAAAAATATCATTGAGCTCTCATGGCATCGAAGACATGACCGCCGCATATCTGCTCAATGTTTGCGATTGCTTCATTTGAAGGCGTTTTCATGTCGTCCTCCCAGGATTTAACAAGACCAATGTCATAGCCAGTCAGATCAGAGAAATCGCGAACACTCAATCCGTTTTGCTCCCTGCACTTCTTGATGAGGCTGCCATATGTTGTCTTGCGAACAGGCACGCGGTAGACCATGAGTTTTGAAGGAGAGCCACCCGGTGTTTTTCCGATCGTCACTTCCGGTTCTGGAATAATATCGGCATAGTCATGAGCGATCTTTGTCAGCTTCTTCCCAACAGCAATGGGAGAGCATCCTTCGTAGACGGGATTATTCTCAATGAACTCATGCGTTGTCATCTTCACCAGATCGTAATTCTTCGGCTGGGATTTGTAGTCCATATAGAGGTCGAGAATCTCGTCAATTCGCTCATCCTTCTTCTTTCTCCCGCTCTTTTCGACCTTTACAAGGTTATACGAAAGGGGAATATCATGGGAGACGGTTTTCTTTTCTTCCTCTTCTTTCCTCGCAATGATGAGCTCATCGAGGACATTGATTGAAGGAGTTGCCCGATTCTCTTCATCGACGACTTTCTGAATGAATTCCACGATCTTATTGCAAGTCTCTTCGGAAATATCATTCAGCGTGAATTGGATGTTGATTCGTCTTTCGGTTTTGTACATCATGCTTGCCATTGTTGTAATCCTTTCTTTACTCTTATTTAATTTTGTTTGAAAATATAAAAAGGAAGAGACCATGTTTCAGGTCTCAATCCAGTCCTCTACTTTTCTCATAGATCTTATAGAAGCTTTTTCTTTGGTCTTTACATTCACAAGCACAGGAATACCGTCCTTATTCCTTATGCGCCAACCATCAGCCCACATTTTCCGATCTTTGATATATGCATCAACTGCATAATACAGATAGAATACTGTAGCGACTATCGCTGTAATAAAGTACAGTATTGCTGTAAGTTTGAATTTTTTCATACCTATAACTCCTTTTGTCTATTAAGGTTTCATTATACGGCATGAAACTTTCGCGAAGAATATCTACTCGATACATAGTCTTGTTCGTTGAACTGCTTCTTCTCCTTGAGCGCCCGCTTGATCGCAACATCAATCCCGGCAAAAGAACGAAGATGGAAGTAGTACAAAATATCATACGGCGTGTTGCGTCTGTCAATTCGGCCCGTCGCTTGCTTCAGTGTCTTGTAGGAATAATTCTGCGAGTAGAAGATCGTTGTATCCGTTGTGATGCAATTCCATCCCTCAGCTCCTGCGCTGTATTGAGACAGATATACCCAAGAGTCACCGCTGAGAGTTCTGACATCTTCGTGCTTATGTCCGTTCCACTCTGCATACATGATTCCTCGCTCTTCACAGAAATTCCGAAGAATCTCAAGCTCGTAGTCGAAGTTATAAAATATAATAGCTTTCGGATGCTTCTTAAGTATCTTCTCAAGAGCCTCTACCCTGCTTGGATCGCTGTTGCAGACTTTTCTCTGTGCATAGCATAGCTCACCGGCAGTGTCAATTGGCTCACACTTCCAAGGATTCCACATGTCACGAGCAAGGCTTTTGTACTTCAAAATATCATACTCAACCATGACATCCTCATGCTTGCTCTCTGTTCGCTTTTTGTAGTCCATCTTCACGAGAATCTGATTGCGATATCGTTTCAGTTTATCCTGCTCGAGATACCTGTCAATCTTCGGAAAATTTGTGAACTGAGAATAGACGATATGCTCATGGACGAACTGAGTGCGATTCTTATAAAAGCCGTTCGCAATGAAAACCGGAATATAGTCTTTCCACGTGTCTCCCGGAGTTGCTGACAAGAGAATCCATCGGTTCTTCTTCACGATCTTGAGAAAACACTTCACCCAAGCTCCTGATCCTACAACACGCTGCTCATCAAATATAAAGAATGCGTCGGAGACACCGACGTATTTCTCAATGTTATTCCATGAGTCAACGACAATGTCTCCGACAAACGGCATTCCAAACGGCTCACATTCCTCAGGCCACTCCTTCGTATCACGCTTCTTTGCAGTTGTGATAATATAAAGCGGCATCGAAGACCCATGCTCACGGAAGTCTTTCTCGTAGTATGCAAGAGCTGTACGAGACTTTCCGGAACCAACGTCCCCGCAAAGAATGCAGCCGTTTTTCATTCGATTTACGGCGTCAATCTGATAGTCATCAAGAATTACATTCGGCATTATTCTCCTTTGCCCTCATCTTCTTGAAGCACGTCTTTGTCCCAGTACACTTTTCCTTTGTGCAGTTGAGACAAATATCAATCTTTGCTTGATTTGGCTTACGGCCATTTCTTACTTTGCGATCCTGATAGTTGCTGTAGGACTGTCCATGTACCATGCCATCCTTTGCAAGATCTCTCTTGAATCCCATAGTGAACCTCCGTATAGCTCAAATATCATTTAGCGCATCTTTTCTTCGTAACCGGATTCAGGATCGAGTACTCTCTGAACTGCCGGACCGCTTCCCATGTAGCAAAGCCAGCCATTCGCAGTCTCTTCGTGCAAAGGAATTCGTTGAACTCGTCATCGGACAGTTTCTTCAGCTTTGTCGGCGTCGTATAGCCATATACCCACAGAGCATTGGTAACACGTGCGGCATACGCATCGGGATCAAAGCCGTTTTCTCTGAGAATCGTGCTAATCTGAGAGCCGATGGTGAAATACGTCTTTGCGTCTTTTGCATTCTTGACGTGAATTCGTTCAAGAGAGCGCAGAACATTTCTGACCGTGGATCCGCTCATGTCGAGAGACTTCGCAATTTCATAGGAAGTCATACCCTTGAGATAGAGATCAAAGATCTTATGGTTTCTTTCGAGCCTTGTTTCTTTGGGCTCCTGATTCTTCTTTTTATTGGTTGCCATTTTTAGGTTCTCCTTTAGCAATTTTAGAATATAAATTGTAAGTGCTTTCACCCGTCTTCAGGCGATAGCGGTATTCTTCCAGCGCAATCTGTCCGATTCTACCGGCTCGTCTCATTCCTGTCGTATTGAGCAAGGCCTTGAATCGTGCAAAACTGGTGTGTTTTAGTTTCTTTCTCGATCGAATATCATTCTTCCAGAGCGTTGTCATGATGTTAGTGACGAACTTGTCCGGGTCTTGCTTCAAGTCGTCTTTCAAAATATCATCAAGCACAAACGCCATCTGAAAATACTCCTCAATGGCATTGTCGTCGCCAAGGTTGAGGATTCTCAGCAAGTGGTAATTGACAACGGGCTGCTGACATCCGACCACGTGGGCAATATCATATTGACTTACACCGCACTTATACAGTCTCCAGATCGTATAATTGCGATCCATACGAAATTCCGTAAAGAAAAGGATTCTGTTAAGCTCCGGAAACTCATAGGTTGGCAGCGCTCCTGTAACCATCTGTCAGCAGCTCCTTTCTCAAATATCAATACTGATCCGGGAACAGAATTGTCGTAACTTTTCTGTCTGCCTCAGTGATGATCCAGATCTTCTTGTGCTTCTTCGACTTCTCATGCCCATACGAAGCGAAGATTCTCTCGCCGCTGTCAAGGGCTGCATCATTCGCTGCTTTGTCTTCGTCACTGCTGTCCCCCCAGTCGCCGTTTGCGTATCTACCAAGAGAGGTCGTAACAAACCTGCTGAACATCGGACTCTGCTTCATCAGCTCATCTATTTCTTTTGTTACAACGATATGACCAAGTTTGAATGTTTTGCTCATCAGTAATCACTCTCCTTTAATTCCTGCATCTCTTTTTCAAAACGATCCTGCAATTCAGCGGCACAAGCAGCATACCCAGCAAGGTCTACATAGCTGTCATCCGTTGCAGTGCCAGTCGTGATCCTTCCGATTTTCATCAGAGCCATCATATGTGCAACATCGGCACCATAGAGTCTCGGCTGACCACGCTGAAAGATTGCAGCCAGGTACGTGGTCCAATAGTCTGCAATCACGCTAAAATTATCTTCCGGAGACCCGTAATCCTGTTCACGCTTACCACAGACGCAGTTCTTCGCTGTATCAAGGCACTCTCCTCTTAGCATAAAATATCACACCTTTCTTTATTCTCCAACAGAGTCAAGAATCTCCTTGATGCCAAAGAGTCCACCATATCCTTCGCCGTCGCCAGAGGTGATGATCGTCTTTACAGAGCCGTTGATGGCCTTAACTGCTGCTTCCTGAATATCCAGTTCACGATCACGGAAGTACTTGTCAGTGAGAGTCTCCTGATTCTCAAGCTCTGCTTTCTTCATTAGCTCAGCCTCTTCAACCTGCATCTTAGCGATCTCAACACGGCTTCTCTGCTCTGCTTCGGCTTCATCACGCTTGATCTGTGCAACCTCTGCTTTTGCTTTCTGTGCATCGATCTGGGCCTGTGCTTCCTTCGCAACTTCATATGCCGCTGCATCTGCCTCAGCCTGTCTCTGGAGAAGCTCTTTCTGAGACTGTGCTTTCTGCTGGTCTACGATCTGCTGGTTGATTTCATCCTGCTTCTCTCTTTCCAGCTTTGCGAGTTCAACTTCATTCTGAGCCTCAGTCTTCTGGTCGATCTTAAGCTGAATATCTTCAGGTAGAATCAGAGTTCCGAGTTCGAATCGGATCAGCTCTACGCCGTAAATATCATAGAGGACCGTCTTCAGTACATCGGATACCTTCTGCTGGATCTCCGTTCTGCTTGCCTGTACGTCATACACCGAGTATTCCTGCGTTACACCGTTGAGTTTACCCTTGCTCAGACCATAAATATCATTGTTGATGATCGAGTCGAAAGACTTCGTGCCAAATGACTTGATGATCTTGCCGATGTCAATCGGGCGAACACTGATGTAGACATCCGCATCGATGTTCTTACCTTCCTTCGAGGCGATAGACATGGACATATCGACCTTATTGTCGCCTTCCGCAAGTCTAGTCCAATTCTCCGAGATGATCGTCGTAGGGTATCTCAGAACGTCCTGTGTTACAGGGTTTACTGTGATTCGTCCTGTTCGCTCGTTGTCGATAACAGACGTTCCTTCAATGACATTGTCTTCAGGTGTTGCGGTACGGTCATAGACATATCCTACATAACCGGCAGGGATGGTCTCGTGTGTCGCTGCATAGATAATGATTCCTCCAACAAGGCATACTGCGAGGAGGATGAGGGCGGTAATGAATTTCTTTGCTCCATTTGTCATTTTGTTTTCTCCTTTACTTTTTGAAAGTGTTTTTGAACCATTTGTAGATGGGATCCTTGAAACAGATTGCCAGAACAATGATGACAACCACAAGGATAATAATCATTCGGATAGGCATTGTTTACCTCACAGATTAGAAATATCCATTGAGAACACCGGACGGATACCGATAGCAGCGTTAGTAGGTCTGTAATAGATCGACTCGAGGTTGCCGAGATAGTTGACAGCGTAGGAATATGTCTCCTCGACTCTCTTTTCGCGGTTCTTGAGCCAGTAGCACATCGGACTGTCATCTGCGTCGATGTTGTCTACCACGATCCGGTTGTGACGGTCACGCATGAGCAGGAACCGACTGTCATTGTCTGGCTCAGCCCATCTCTTGTATTCGCTGCTGTCGTGACCAAATATCATACCGATTGTCGGCAGATCAACAGACTTAAGTCTTGGCTTCAGCTCCTCGGGAAACTCCTTGTAGACAAGCTCGAGTGTACGATCACAGTCATTACGGTTATAGCAATAGTCGACGCAGCAATCGAACATGAAGATACCGATGTTCTTGTCCTCTTGATCGAAGTTCTGAAGCGTTGCTTTGAACATGCCGTAGCCCTGAGGTTCAACAAATATCTTATCGCCAATCTTGAACCCGGCGATATTGGTGCTTACACCCATTTCTCTTCTTACAATCATTGTTTACACTCCTTTTGAAAATATAAAAGAAGAAAAGAGGCCCTGTTAGGACCCCTTCTCCTCTTCGGTTTCTTCCTGATTCTTTTTCTTTTTCGCCTTAATGATCGCTGTTGCAATTACACCCGTTGCAACTCCGACAAGGACTGCCGCACCTCCGATGAGCATACACCAGCAACCGTATCCATTGATGTCGTTATAGAAGTCAATTGCGTCTTCTACATTTTTTCCATACATGGACCAGTCGTCATATGTGCCATCTGGAAATGTCACAATGTTCTTGTCTTTGTTTAAGGTGATAAACAAGCTTTTCATTAACTTCCTCCAGTAAATATAAATTAGGATTTACTCCCATTACTGAAGATGCTAATTTCGCGATTACATATCGAACGGCACATCATCGTCATCCGGAGCTTCCTCAGATGCCCAGTCAGCCTCGAGGATAGGTTCCGCAGTTCTTGCGTACATTTCGCTGAGCTGTGCAGAGATGCCGGATGCACCAGTCATGTTCTTCCACGGATACTGTCTCAGTACAACGTCAACCCTGTCGAACTCAACGCGGTCAAAGTTGGCAATGTTGTCTTCCGTGATCTGAATCCGTCTGTCATGCGTGAACTGAACGATCTTCGGCTTCACCCAATCGAGGTCTAGGCGGACCTTAACTTCGAGCGTGTAGAAGGGATCGCCATCTTCATTCTTCGGCATCTTGATCTTGACATTCCAGCCGAGATCCTTGAGCTTCTGAGCTGCTTCTGCATCGTAGAAGCGGATTGTGAACTTGCGAGTGCCGTTTGTGTTGAACTGTGTCTTCTCACCGGCAAAGTTGCGATAGGTAATGTTGCTGTTTCTGAGACCGCTGATCTTGAGCTTGTTGCCTTCGAGAACTGTGTACTTGATTTCTTCCATGATAATAAAACTCCTTTTATGGTTTTAGAAAATATAAATTAGAATTTCGGTGTTTCAGGAGGCCAATCTGCTGGCGGCTCCTTATCAACTAACTTGTAATAGTCACCGTAACCGCAAGCAATACCGACAGAATTGATCGTTTCAATCGCTTCATTTGCAAGAGCATCATAATAGCTTACGTCTATCATATCCTGCTTATTCAGCTCTTTCACGATCTCTGATTCGAGCCATCGGTAGCCCTTTGTTCCTGCTACGGCATAGTACTTATTGTCAGCATTCCGGTAGAGTACACCGCCTTCTCCACCGGGAACGATCGGACAGAACTGCCCAATACGTCCTACGAAAATATAATTGTGAGACTTACTCTCTTTCTCACGAAGCTCGGTGAGTCTAACCTCCACCATGTCGTCCGTGAGTTCATACCGCTTGAGGATCTTCTCCTTCGACACTTTTGCATCGGGTTCGAGCATCTTCTGCAAATCCTCAAGTTCTTTTACTTCAACCGCACTCAGCTGAGGCAGTTTCTCATTCATGTCAATGACGATGGACCCCTTTGCAACAGACTTTGTCTCGCAGTAATCATCGAACTTGAGCTCCTCACCGGAGAACAAGGTCTTAAATACATACGGGACTTGGAACTGTGTGCCAGTCGCGGTCCACCAAATATCATCGCCAGTCTTTTTGTCTTTGAGCGGCTCCTTGTACTTTGCAACATACACTGCATCATTCACAAGGCAGAATTTATCGAAGTCTGCTTCTGTCTCGAACGAATATCCATACTCGTGACCAAACTTGATGACGAAATTGCGAATCTCATCCGTCGCATTCGGTATCTTGATGGAGTCCGTCTTGATGTGAGCAACCTGATAACCTCTCTTCTGGACCTCGCTCTTAAGAAGTGTCATAAAGAGTGCACCGCGTTTTGCAACGATATTGTCGACATTTCGAGGATCGCGGAACCGGTTTGTGAACTTCGCTGAGGTAAGACCGTAGATTGCGTTGATGACGATCTTCAGTGCCTGAGCAAGACCGGGCGCATTATCATCCGTAAGCCAAGGCTTGAGAACGCCGTTTAGATAAGTTACTGCAAGATCGAAGTCCTTATGCTTGATTGCAACACGTGACTCAACGACTTCCTCAAATATCCTTGTGTACTTTGGTCCGAATAAGACCTCAGCAATTGCACTGTGCGGATGCTGCGAGGAAATATCCCCATCCCAGACACCAAGATGAATTCCGGGTTCTGCATAGACACGTCCTCCTTCTCCGATCTCTTCTCCAAGATAAGTTGACTTGCCATATTCAAACTTATATCCCGGGAAGAACGGAAGAATGGAATATCCATCAGGCAACGCCACACACCCGTCTCCATCGTAAACCTCGTACGTAGGAAGTCCGTTCTCATCAAACACGTGGAACACATACTTGTCGCCGAACTTCTCACGATACTCGGAATACTGTGTCCAACTGACAGGTTTCGAGAGATCTCTGTAGTTGAACTGAGTCTGCGGGTCTTTGTCCGATCCAAATATAATTTTCTCAGACAGCGAGTTGGTTGTGTCATTGACTGTTACTGTGCTGATACCGTGGAGAGCCTTAACAAGCTCAACCTGAATCTGCCTTGCCATAAAGTCTTCCTGCCGTGCGTTCCAGACCGCCTCTGTTGCGATGACGTCATTTGCACAGTATTCCGCAACTTTATCCCAAAGCTCTTCAGGTACCGGCTCGTCCCAAGGCAAACCAAGCTCCTGATGGTGAATTCCGAGCTCAATCTCAAATTTCTTCAGGGACTGTTTCTTCGAAGAGAAGTCGTAAATATCCGTGTAAGACAAGTTATACGCATTGCCGAACTTACCGCCGATTTTAGCGCCTTTCTCTGAATCAATAATCGTCTTTGAAAGATGATAGAGCTGCTCGTTTGTGTAACCGAGGATTCTGGCATACAGAATGTGGTTATCATACTGTCGACAGTTGAAACCTATCAACTTGTATTGCGTGAGCTCTTCAATTTCCTGTGGCGTCGGATTAATCATTCTGACAACAGGCTGATCATCTCCAAGCGCCTTGTAGCACACAACAAACAAATTAATGAAAACTTCAACGTCAAAAAATATCAAAATATCCTTTTTGATTTGATATTCGTCTCCCGGAGGCTCACTGTCCTCAGATTTGAACTTCATCTCAGCAACGAGCTTTGTGCAATAGTCTGCGTTATGTGTACTGTTCGAGGCGAACGTGAGAACGGATTGGAACATGTCGCTCACATCATAATGAACACCGCTTGCATAAGCATCGTCAAGGACTTTCTTGATGAAGTCAACACTGGGTTTTGTTCCGGGATGGTACTCTTTGCAGAGGTTACGCTTAATAAGCGTACGAATGGCCTTTTCGTTTTTAACAGTCTCCGTGTTTACCAATTTATCTTCTCCTTTCAATGGTAAACCTGAGCTGATTTCGGCTATCTGAAGATCATTGCACTTCGTCAGCTTTCTTCTCAGGGTCATGTTTCCCGTAAACACCTTAATCTCGATTCTGTCGTCAAAGATGCGGCTCAGTTTTGTCGGATCTCCTTTATAAATATAATGGAGATGGATGCCCTGACCGCTCTTGGACAGCTCTCCATACGTAGGAGGCCATCTGCTGACTGCTTCCAGATTCTTCTCGAGTGACTTATTGCCGTTCTCGTCTGGAATATCAAAATCGATCACAATGTGATTTACAGGAACTCTGACATAGTGAAGCTGCGATGTGTCAAGATCCTTCAGTTTCGTCTGTACGTTCGACCATTTCCTCTGCGGGATTCCTTCTTCAGAGGCGTATTGCGCTGGATAATCTGTGGCAAGAATATCAAAGAGAGATGCCTGATCCCTTGGCTTGAACCAGCATTCGGGTTTCTTCTCGCCGTCAGACTTTTTGGAACTTTTTTCAGAAAATTCTTCCAGGGCAAATTTTTCCTTTCTGAATCCACCGTACCATTTGCGAACACGACCTCCGTCATCTGCATTGGCACGTTCCTTGACTTCCTTGAAGTAACTCTTGAGCTCCTCTTTAAATAAGCGATACGACAGTGGATACGGTACATTCGCATCCTTGTTGTACGTCTGGTACTTTTCCCAAGCACCTTTGAGAGTCGTTCCATCGTCACGCTCGAAAGTCGAGTAATAGTACTCAACGAAATTGTAGAAATCGTTCGAGGCACCCATCATTCTCATCGGTATGTAGTTATCATATCGATTCGGGTCCTCAAGGTAAACGTCGAGACAATGTTTTGCAATTGCTCCAAGCTCGAACTTGACCTGCGATTTGAGATGGTCATACTCTTTTCGCGGAATCTTATCGCCTGTTGGGATCACATCAATGAGACGTCGGATAATACCTGACTTTGCATCTGTGATTCGCACAGGTTTGTTCGTACCCATGAACATGAAGCTGTTGAAGCGAGTGGAGTACTGTGTCTTATGCTTCTCGTTCACCAGCATCTCATCGTGGGAGGCTATTGAGTTCAATCGTGTATTGTCTTCAATATGGCTCAAGTCTCCGTCCTGTTGGATTGCAACAAGCGGATTTGAACGGAATGCTTCAAGGGCAAATGCTGCGTTGGAATTACCGAGTGACTTAGCATCGAAAACACAATAATGCCCGACAAAGAGAAGTTGAATAATGTCAAGAATGGTCGATTTACCTGTACCCGGATCTCCATAGAACACCATGAACTTTTGAATGTTCTTGGAGTCCCCTGCGACCACAGCACCAATTGCCCATTCTATCTTCTGTCTTTCTTCCGGAGAATATAAAACAGTCATAAATCTCTCCCATGCCGGGTACTCTCCTGCCTCAAGCGGATACGGCAAGCGTTTTGATGCATAGTCCTTTTTATTTACTTCATCATTTTGAAAGACCAATTTCTCATCGAGTGGATGGAATGAGTCACGCATCTGCTTCTGACAGTACTTGTGCCATCTATCAGCGGTTCCAGTCGAGGCATAGCGCATATACATGACGTGAGCAATATCGCCACTTGCAGACTTGTTGTACTCCTCTGCATAGTCATGAAGCTCTCTGTCTACAAGGTCAATTAAGTCCTGCTCACTTGTAGACCAGAGCCCCCTCTCCTCAATCCATACAGCATAGAAATCGCCGCCTTTGATCATCAAGTCTTCGCTTGGGTTACAAATGATGAATTCTGGGTAGATCTCTACATGACCACGCTTAGTTGAACGGGTAAACACCCGGAAGAAGTCCGCCATTACGCATCACAGGCTCCTCCATCAGATTCGTCGTTTTCCACACCGTGGACCTCTTCTTTGAGCTTTTCGATCTCCTCCTGCAGGTAGTTCTCGCTTCTCTTTCTCTCGGCAAGCTCAAGTGCAAGCCCAAGGGAGTAGAGAACGAGAAAACCAACGGTTACTTTAAGACCGAAGATACGACGCTTATTCTTCTTGATTGTTTTTCGAATATCATCCATATGAAAATCGATGACATTACTGATAAGATTTTCGTTTCCCATAGTGTTTCCCCTTTCAATCGTCTAAAATCTCGTTAAGGTACCAATTCATCTGATACCAAATCTGAACTTCTCTTAAGTCATCTGCACATTTTCTGAGATGAAATAATCCACCCTTGCCATCTCTATCATAACGTCTGTGAAGAAAAACAGAGATATGCTCATTTACATAGCTCTCATCATACAGATCATCAGTCATAGGAGCAAGACCAAGATTCGAAATCATCTCAAAAAACCAGCGAGGCGTTCTGTCTCCAATGTCAGGATCATCCATAATATCCTCTTCGCAACGAATTGCAAGTGCTACCATCATCTCGAGCACAGAGCACTCGGTGACGTCAAGCTCATTCACAATTACTTTGCTTGGGATATTCTGGTCTGCGCCAAAACGGTATCTGAGTTCGAGCCCATCCTCCTTACGGTTCTTATCCATAGGAAGAATATAAAAGAACTCGATCTCATTCAGTCGTCTCAGCAGTTTTCTGTACTTATCTCGCTTGTTAACAGGAACAACCTTACTGTACATCCAGTCAAAATATCGTTCTTTCAGTTCATTATTCATTCACCGGACCTCCAGTCGTCTAGTATTAAATGTTCCCGTCAAAAGGAAAGTCGATTCTCTCAATACAATAATCGCTCTTCTTCGAGTCATCTCTGACAAATACTGTCGGTTCCTCTCCGTTACGAAGAATATCCATTGCCGTAGAGCCGAAGACCTGTTCAGGATCAGCATCAAGGATCTCCTCAGTCTCAGAGTCAATTACAACACCGTCAGAATATAATTCAAAAGAATGAGACTTGTAGTTTGAATACTCATCGTAGCTGTTTGCGTCGATCACGTAAGGATCAGTACCGCCAATCTCCGTAGTCTCCATGTTGGCAGCTTCTTCATCCATCTCGCGTTTGGTGTCTTCCGAGTAGGACTTGGAATATCTTGAATAGTCAACTTTGACTGCCTGAACGTCATTGAATGTCTCAACTTTCACGTCCGGCTTGTTGACACTATTGCTGATGAATTCCTGCTCATTCTCCTCTGATGCGTTATCATAGGATGCGCGAATATCATCTGAGGTAGCAAGAGCATCTTCCCTATCACGATACATCTCATTCTCAATCTCTTCTTTCAGATCCGGAATAAGCCATTTCTTGACAAAGAATGCTGAACCTCCAACACCAACCGCAAGTCCAAGAAGAAATGCAGCGAATTTATTCATACGTCACACCTTCTTGTACGGAATTTTACTGTAGACGATTTCAGAGCAGTTGAAGTCAAGCCACACCGCATTGTTCTCACCGAAGACAAAGTCACGAACAGACTTCTGGCTAAGATCACCGACACCGAAATCGACATAATTCTTGTTATCGTCATTCGGATCATAGACCCAACCGAACTGTTCCCCCGCCTGTGTCTTTTCGAAGCCAAGCGCCTCGTAAACCTCATTAAGTCTGAGAACACGATTTGCAACAAGTCTGTCCGTCATCTCAGCCATCTTGCGGTTGAGGAACATAGCATTGTACATAGCGTCTTTCTGCCAGTACTTGCTGTCTTCATTGAAGCACCGTGCGAAGTCACTGAGCTGATAGTTCTCCTTCGGCTTCTTGGTCGTCACAGTCTCCTCCTTGCCATTCTCGTCGGTCTTCGTCTCCTCGACTTCTTCCATCTTGTCGGCAAAGCGCAGTTCCTTGTCAACCTCCTCGCCATACTTCTCGACAACTTTCTTGCGATAGTCATCGAACTCCTTGACAAGGACGCCGTTTGCAGCGAGGAGACCTGCGTTACGATTGGACAGGATTCTGTGAGAGGTGAGGACACAGGCAATAGAGAACGCACCCATCAGGACAACAGGAGCATAGAGCTTTGCAACTTCTCCCGCGCCTTTCAGATAACCGATTGTGACGTCATGCTTCATGTCTTCTTCGGTGTACCGAGACTCCGGAAGGATTTCGAACCCCTTCTCTTCTGCTTCTACAATATGCGCTCTCTTGCCCTTGGCTTCCGCAATGATTCGCTTCGGTTCTTCAAGGGCCTTCTCCGTCTTCTTTCCGGCACGCCATGCGAATACTACGGTCGTGATACCAGATGCGATAGCGAGTGCAACGAAGATCTCAGGCGAGTGCTTCTGTGCACCAAGTTTGGCGTTCGTTGCAATGTTCTTCATGCCAGTTGTGATTTTTTCGAATTTCATTTTGAAGTAACGCTCCTTTCATTCAGCGTGTGTGGTCGATGTACATAGGCTCGGGCAGGTGGATGGACCATACTCTTTCGCCCTTTACGTTGTAGTGGTAGATAGATGCCTGACTGAGATCAGTCCAGCCCCAGTCATAGTAGGTGTGCTTCGGCGTCTGACCTGCATACTTGTAGAAATCAGACACAAGAACAACTCGCTCAGTCTTCAGCTTGCTTCTCATACGTCCGAGAACACGCTCTGCTGAGTCAATGTTCTTGAACTGAATCTCACCGAAGTTCCTCCGAAGACGATCCTCGCTTCCTCCGCGTTCTCTGTCGTCGTAGTAGGATTGATAGTTATGAGGCTCATCAAAACTGTCATAGCCTTTTCCTCTTCCGCGATAGACGAATGCACTGAAAGCCTCGACGATCACTCTTCTGAGAGCCGGACCAATGATGTTCTGATAGATACTGTCGAACAAGATCTTGTAGTCTTCAGACATAAAAGCCCCTGCAATTCTTTTTGAGAGGCTCTTTTTCTGATTCTGAACGACTGTACTTTCAATAGGGGGCTCAGCGTTATTGCCTGCCCCCGTGTTTTCGTCATATGCTACCGGCTTGTTGTCGAATTCTTCGCTCATTTCAAATCTCCTTTGCTGTTAGATTTCAACATAACCGAACACACCTGGATCGATAAGCTTTGCGTTCGGTCTGATTGTATAGACGGGCTTGCCATCCATGATTGTCGTGGAAACATCAAAGCTTGCCTGATCGGAAGATTTGAAGCAGTCGTCAAATCTCCACCCGTATGCCTCTCCGATTCCAGTTAAACCATGGCCAATGATCTCATATGCTTCATTCAGAGTCACTTCGTCACCAGCATTGAGTCTGCGATTGATCTCATTGACCGCTGCATCGAGAGTATTCTTAGTTACCAGGAATGGCTTGCCTTCAAGTCCATCGAACGTCAGATCATAGCACCAGTATTTCCCTTCTTCAGGGACGAACTCTGGAATCACGTCCGGCTTCGGAGTTTCTTTCAGCTTCTTCTCGACAACCTTATCATCGATCTCCTTGGCCTTCTCTTCGCCTACAACATCCTTTGCTGCATCGACATAGTCGGCAATGTTCTTGGATGCCATCTCGGAAATTGCACATGCAGCCGTACCGAGCTTTGCAATACGTTTATCGTTTTCGACGGCAGATGCAACGAGGAAGAGAGTTCCGCCGATCAGAGCGCTTGCAGGAGCCGTAAAATGCTTCGCTGCGATCTTGCCCTTCTCAACACCATCGATCTCTTCTCCGGTCTCCGCCTTCTTATCTTCGAGTTCTTTCTTGAATTTCGGAATTTCCGTACCGAGCAAATATCCACCCGTCACGAGAAGGATCCCTCCAAATGCCGTAGCAATCTTGGGCCAATGCTTGTTGAGAGTCTTGCCGACATTTTTGATAATTTCTTTTGCTGTGCTCATCTTTGTTTTCTCCTTTTTAAAATTTGTTGAAAATATAAATTACCGGACAAGCGTAATCTTGCCGGGAAGGGTGACTCGAGTACTCGGAAGTTTGTTGAGCAGCTTCTTTGCCTGATATGTCAGGTTGTTTCGTGCTTTCTCTTCCGATACCGCATACGTACTGCCTCGCCAGTTGGAGGCAACACAAGTGTTAAAGACCATGATCGGTCCTTCGTATTCATATAATTTCATTAGCCGCCTCCAATAAGCGCAAAAAGAAGAAGAGCCTGTTAAAGCTCCTCGTCTTCTTCAGATTCGGTGTCTTCTTCAGACTCTTCTTCGTCTTCGGTTCTTTCTGCCATGAGCGCATTTACACGCTCCTCGATCCTTTCATCGATATACTCTTCCTGCTCTCTCTTATCGAGTGCGTCCTTAATCAGGTTCCCGATAATCAGAGCGAATCCAAGTGCTACCGATCCGATCTCAATGATTGCGTTCTTTTTCTTTCTCATAGGTAAAATACCTCCCTTTCATTAGAATGCATGAAATGTTCGCGTCAAACATCATTCAGTCCCGAAGTTTATCGAGAATCCAGAAGAATTTCCTGTACTTGTCATAGTATTCGTTTCGGCAACATGGAATAGCATTCCTGCTTCGAAGAATACTATATGGAATTCCTTCTGTGATACTCTTGAGAATATAACTTGACAGATCTGCTCCTGCTTTTTCCGCTGCAAGTTCTATCATGTCTATTCTCTTTGATAAGGATTCTCGCACAATCGCAACATCGGACGTAACATCGATCGTTATGTTCGTCTTCGTCTTTGGAATATCCGTGAGCTCTGCCTGATACTGGTGGCCATCCAAGTATTCAAGCGCCTTTTTCCACTCTGGATACTGTAAACAGAAATGTTTCAATTCATAGTATCTCTGACGAGGAATCCACCATGGATTTGTTTCGAGAATTTCGGGACTGATGACTGTTGACATTTTGGACACTCCTTGTTAAGACTTATTAAGATATGTTAAATTTCACACATCTCAAAACCATAGCGTGCTCTGCAAATTGGCTGGACGACATATGATCCGTCACCAGAGCATGTGTAAGCGAAATCAAGCCAAGAACTTGCATAGCGACCGTCAACATCATTGTATATGGACTCATAACTCCAGCCAATGTCTTGTGCTTTAAGCCGATCAATACCGTAGTCAGAAGGTTCGATGTCGAAATATCCAATGACATCCCAAAGCGTTACGCTACCAATCAGATCAAGATGACGATTAATGCGCACGACAGCGTTTGCGATATCGAATCTTGTAGCCATGAAGCTGATGTCTGGGCAATCTTCATAAAGATCCTTCAAGACCGCATTAACTCTTTTTTCTCCTGTTTCGATATCTGTATATTCAACTCCTTCATCCGGCAGCTTTTCCTCTTCAATCGCTTCTCTGACAGAAACATCAGCCTCTTCGCCATTGATCTCACCATTCTTAAGCCGATAGTTCTTATATGCCTGCTGAACCGCGACATATGCGCCTGTCAGACTTGCCTGCGTATTGAGATCCATGCAGTGTGCACCAACCCCACAAGCCACAGACACAGCAGCACAGCCGATTGCCGGACAAAACACCTTTGCGCCAGTCACGACCTTGTCCTTCTTCGACATCTCAGGGTTTGCATCGAGAGCCTCTTTGAACTTCGGACCCTCCTTAGCCGCAAATATCACGGCTGCGATTGTTGCTCCGGAGCCGAGAACGGTAAGGACCGTCGGCAGGATTTTCCGGATCATGTTGCTTGCTTTGCTCATTGTGATTTCTCCTTTCATAATTATAGTTGAATGAGCTTAAAAACTTTGTCATTCTTCGCTGTCGAGGCCAAACGCTTTAAGAAGCATCTTCTCGAATTCAGTCGAATTCATGTCTGCATCCAGTTCGAGATGAAGTTTTACTTTATCACCATCTTTGACTGTTGCAACGATCTGGTTGAATGCTACATTCACGGTTGTGCCGCAGCATTTCTTGATCTTGTGTTTGATGAACTTCGAGATCAGTGTGTTCATCAATTTGCTTGAGACTCTCAATTCGTCCATGTCCTTTCTCCTTTCATGTGCTTGAAAATATAAAAAGGAAGAGAGCCTGTACATCACCCTCGTCCTTTTGTTGACTCCTTACTTATCCTTGTTGTTTTTACGCTCCAGTCTTGCTAACAAGTAGAACACCAGCAGTCCTATAATAATAGCTTCAACCGACATAATTACCTCCATAATAAGTTTTTGGTCTCATTATATGAGGTGAAATTTTCGCGACAAAAATATAAAAAGAGAAAAGCGTCTGTTAAGACGCCCTCTCGACTTCATCCGTCATTTTTCTCATTTTTGCATTGAATGTTCCCAAACTAATATTCAGTCCTGCCCAGAATGTATGCCAAAACCACACAATCTTCTTTTCACCACAGAATTGATAAGATTTATTGTCGCGATAGTCTGCATCCATGATCTTAAGAAATTCGTTGAACTCATCGAGTTCTACTTTCTTAATCTCATCTCTGAGCCATCCGTCAAGATACTTCTCATATTCTTTGGCTTCAATCATTTTGTTTGTGCATTTCTTAGCCATTCTGTAAGCCGTCTTATCGGTCAGTTTCATTTTATTGCTCCTTAAGATAAAATATTGGATTATCCCATTACTGACGATGATTTCTTCGCGACAAAAAATATAAAAAGAGAAGAGACCATGTTTCAGGTCTCGTGCTCTATTCACAGTAATTTCATTTTCGTAAGAATGTCTCCATAGCTGAGTCCAGCTTTTCTCATGGATTCGATTCGGAGAGCCTCGTTCTGAGTCGGCTTGCGCTTCAGTGTCCAGTAACGACACAGCGAGCGATCATAGATATACCGATCCTTCAGCTTCATCTCATTCTTCAACCGAATACCTTTGTCGATTCGTCTTCCGATAACGACCATGGCTCCGATTGCAGTTGTGACAATGGTAGCTGCTTCCTCCGGGTGCTCTTTCGCCCACAGTTTCGCCTGATACGCTTTAACATAAGCCGCGTCTTTTGTGGCTGCAACCTTATCTTCAATCCAGTCCTTTACTTTGCTCATAATAGTTTCTCCTTTGTTGAAAATTGATTATTACCATTATAAAGGATGGAAATATCGCGACAAATATCAGAAGTCTTTCTTGTCAAACACTGTCTCCCACGCCTCTCGTGCCATCGGTTTCATGCGACATGCCCACATAACTTGCCGGACAGTTGAAGTAGGATATAAACCATTGACAGGCTCTTTTGCATGCCCCCTAAGATACTCATGAAACTTCGGATAAAGCCATAGCGCATTTGCGATCCAGTCGTCAATTTCGGTCCAATATGTATGCTTTGTGGACTTGACATACCTCTGCTGAATCACCGCAATGCCTCGCTTTCCACACTTGTATAGGGTGCACCTGTTGTATGCAGGGTGGTCACAAATATAAATCTCACCGAAAGCTTGCTTGCTAAGTCGCGGAGGACTGACGTGGTATCTCATTTTGAACTTCTCCTTACCAAGGTAAAAAGAAAAAGAGGAGAACTCACGATGAGTCTCCTCCTTCTCTTGATCAATTGCTGTTATTCCTTTTCAATGTCTTCTTTCTTGCTTGACTCTTCGTCATTCATTGCCGGAAGGATAGGATATAATGCATCATATTCTTCCTCGTCATCTATGCCGTAGAGTTCGAGTTCAATCTCGTAACCGCATTTTGGGCACAGAAGTCTATCCTCCAACTTGTCGGCGAACTTCATTGTTGCACCGCACTTCGCGCAGATAAACTTGCCTGTCTCAAAAGCAAGCCACCTCTTTTCATTGAAAATGCTCATGATCTTTCTCCTTTACTATAAAATAGTTTCAGAGTCAAGAGCTCTTTTCTCCATTAAAAAAGGTGAATTCTACGCGAAAAAGAAAGAGGGGCCGTTAAGCTCCCTCAATCGGTTTCTTCCTATGCTTCGTTCCCCAGAGAATTCCGATCACTCCAATCACTGTAGTTGCAATACTTGCATACAGGATTCCGTTATTCCTTCCCTGTACGTATGCGTAACCAAGGAGATCGTCAACTCTGCTGACAAACTTTTCTTTATCGCCAACACTGTTGAGCTTCCCAACTTCGATTACACGATCGACCATAATCTTCACGGTCCCGTCGCTGTATTCCTCTACGGTAATACCTTTTTCCATGATGAACCTCCATAAAAAAATAATTTAGGAATTACTCCCATAACACGGCATGGATTCTACGCGAAAAAAGAAAGAGGAAACGCTTGCTAGGCGTAACCCCTTTCTGTGAAATCTCTTACTTTTTCCGACCAATGGATCCGATAAGAGATCTTCCGACAGAAGAGCCGATCGTGCCAGTCTCTTCGAACTTCAGCACATCTCTCAGCCATCCGCTCGTCCATCTGTTATTCATCAGCGTGACAACAACCGTAGCTGCAACGCCGACACCCTGAACGATGCACTGAATGATCTGAATGCGTTTCTCAGTCTTGTTCCTCTCGTCCCTGTACACATTTTCGCTTGTCAGCTTATTCTGCTCCAGTTCCTTATCGGACTCGACTTTTTCCGCTTCGATTCTCAGTTTGTCCCTCTCGAGTGCGACCTTATGCAACTGCACAAAGTCATCGATAATGTTCTTCGATGTCTCGCTTCCTGCTGAGGTGGCCGCAAGCTGTTCAAGCTGCTTCTCCATCTCTTCATTCAGAAGTTTCTCAATCTTAGTTGTATCCATAGTTAATCTCCTTTCAAGTTTATGGATTTCATTATAACAGATGTTATCCTCGCGTCTTCTTTACAAAAAATAAAAGAGCCTCATGATCCTTGAACTTTTCAGGAGGATCATCGAGACTCAGCAGAAGCTCAGTTGTGCCATCAGGCCACTCTACAACATTAAGTGTACCGGACGGTTCCGAGTGAATGTTAAACCACAGCGTTCCGAGCAACCATCCAATAATTAAGCAGCAGATAGCTATTGCCGCAATGATGTATGGCATATCATGTCTCCTTTCCTAAATTGCCATGCTACATTATAACACAGATGCAAATCACCTGCGTGCCTAAAATATAAAAGAGGAATAACATTTTCATACCCCTCTCATTAAATAGAATGTTTTCTACGCGAAAAAAAAAAGAAAAGACGCTTATTCAGCGTCCGTTCTCTTGGTCTTCTTCCAATTAGGGAATTTTGTCTTCATGATTTGCTCGTGATAAAATCTCACTGGGCATCGGTCACAGTCAAGCCGAACATTCCTCATGCAACAAATTGCGCATGACTTCTCAAACATCTTAATTGCCTGAGGAGCGTTCGTTGCCATGTCCTGATACTCCATAGATTTCGCTACAAAGTTTGAATACATAATTTCAAATCTCCTTTTCTGGATTGTCTCCATTAAGAGAGATGAAATTATCGCGATTAGAATATCCATTAGCTTATCGGGGTTCTCTTATCAATTTTAGTAAATTTTTAGTAAAATGCTTGTTTCTTTGGATTAAAATATCTGTAAAACGGCTTTATCATTGGTTTTCTAATATTTTTCTTATGATTTCTGACGGAAATCCTACACTGCATAAACTCAGTACCAATAAATACGCCAAACCTCAACAATCTCAACACTAAACGCATTCCAATATCTTCTCGTAATCTATCATATCTTCTCGCAATTTACTAAAATTTTTAGTACAAATTTTAGTACGATCAGATAACCTTTCCCTCCAAATTTCTGAATGACCTGATCTTTGCCTCATTCGTTGCCTCAGCGTAAATATTCAAAGTTATCGAAATATCAGAATGACCCATCACTTCTTGAATCACCTTTACGTTACTTTCGTTCTCGCACATTCTGGTACAGAACGTATGCCTGAGATCATGAGCGCTCAAAAGCGGAAGAAGAACCGGATCCCGATGTTCTCTTTGAGCTCGTTCTATCTCTTCATCGTTGCACTTTTCTGCAAGCATCTTTAAAGCAACAGTTACGCTCCCTTCGTCGAGACATTTGCCAGTCCTTCTCACAAATATAAAACCGCTGCAATCATCGACTGTTTCGCTCCTTATTCTCATGCGATCCTGTAAATACTTCTCTTCAAGCAGTACTTCCATAACAGATTGAAACATCGGAATCGTTCTTATACCACTTGATGACTTTGGAGCAGCGATGTGCTCTCTGTACTTATCCTCGCCACTTGCTCTATAATATACGAGCTGCCGATTGATATAGATGAGCCTATTTGTAAAGTCGCAGTCGTCCCATGTGAGCGCTCGTGCTTCCCCGATTCTGCAACCAGTACCAAGCAAGAAAACGATCAGACGATACCATTTGCGATACTTCTGATGCTCTCTTAAGTATTCCAAAAATATCTTTTGCTGTTCTTCGGTTAAAGCTTTATCCTCAGCTCTTTCGATACTTTTTCGATTCTTAAACACTGTGGACATGACCCCATCAACTGGATTTGATCGTATGAGATTGTCTCTCACGGCAATATTAAAAAGAGGATGCAAAATTAGATTCACATTTCTAATCGTTCCTTGCGACAGTTTGTCTTTGTCGACCATTTTGGTGTACAGTTTTAAAATATCACTGTAGTGAATCGAGCCGACACTTCTTTTTCCGAGAGTATTTTCAACGTACCAAGACCAGATCTTTCTGTAATGCACTCTTGTCTGCTCTCGAAGATCCGTTTTTGTCTTCATATACTCGTCAAAGTATTGATTCAAAGTAACCTTATCCGCGTCGTAAATGTTAATCTCATCCACATCTGCTCGCAATGCTTTCATTTCCATATCCCTGAGACAAATATCACAGGACTTGCCTTCTGGAACTGAGTCAGTTGCCACGAGTTTCCAGCTATAAAGCCATCGATCAATTCCGTTATGGTCCTTATACTTATAGGCATACCTCCCATCAGATCTTTGATACTCGCCTTTTCTCAGTTTTCTGTTCTTTGAATCTCTTCTGTCTGCCATTTTGAACTCCTTTTTAGTAAACAGAAAAGAGACCCTGATAAGCATAATCATTATACTATATCAGAGTCTCCCCTGTCAACGATTTACTATAAATTATATACTCGATCAAGCCATTTCTCAAACAGTACTCGCTTGATCCTGACTTGCGATCCAACTCTCAGAACCCACTCAAGTGTCCGGTCTTCCTCAATGATCTTGCGCAGTCTTCCTTCTCCAATCAGGGAATATCCAGCAGCCTCTTCAATGGTCATCGAGTACCGTTGCTCTGGGCTCAGTTGTGATTTCTTTGGCATGTGATCTCTCCTTTCTGATGCCTCATTGTTATGTGCAAAAAAAAAGAAGAGGCCATGTTAGACCTCATCTTTACTTGAAGCAAATCTTTCATCATTACTTTTAATTGGCTTATTAAACCAGTCATATCCATAAACGCTTCCAAGTTGCAAATATGCCGGAGGATCGATCTGCAATTCATCATAAACTATTAACAGCGCATCTCTTTCTGTAAGATAGCCGTCATTTGCTAAGATTTCTTCGCATCTTTCCTTCGCTCTCCTCATTGCTCCCTCTAGCTTCATTTCATACTCTTCGGTTGTCATACTAACCTCCTAAATAGATTTTATATATGCTTCATTATACAACAAGTTTTCTACGCGAAAAATAAAAAGAGAATGATAGCCCAGCGATTTGCCGGGCTACCACTCTCAAATATCATATCTCAACTGTCATCTTTTTATCTATCTTTTCAGATAAAATTATAACACAAAACCAGATCACCTGCGTACCCTAATTACGATCCACTCGAAAGAATTGCAGTGTTCTCAAGAGCAGTAACTCTTGTCTGCAACGCTGTGAGCTGAGTAACAAGATTGTCAAGAGTAGCTTTATCTGTTGCGCTCATAAGACCAGCAGCAGAAGATGTTGCAACAGCATTTGGAATCTTTACCGTATGGTCAGCGAATACCGTCAAGTGGCCTGTTGCATTCACAGTTCCAGAAGGCACCTTAAATGTTCCACCCCAAGTTGGAGTCTGATTCGTGGTATCGCCTTTAGCAGCTGCTGTGACACCACTATTTGCGTGACTGATTGCTGTGCCATTTACTACGATCGGAGACGTACCAGATATGGAGTGTACAGCAGATGCGTCTTTTAGATTATATGTTTGCCCATCAAGAAGGGTGACCTTTCGAATATCTGCCATGTAAGGCCTCCTTCCTTAGACTTAAGAAACAGTAACTGCCTTCTGAGTACCCGTGAATGTAGGCTGAGAAACAGAACCATTCGGCGTGCCGGATGCACTAACATCTCCTTCATCACCAGTGAAGGTGGGCTGAGACACATTACCGGCAGGAGTGAACTTACCAGTAGACGTGGTGCTGGAACCTGTAAACTTCAACTCCGCCCCAGTGCCAGTAAATGACGGCTGACTAGAGGATGCGGACTTGATGCCAGTTGCGATTGTCTGTGAAGAGAACGAAGGAAGTGTTACAGCAGTCGGAGTATTTGCAGTGAAGCTGCCAGCCGACCAGCCAAGAATAAGCGTCTCGTTTTCAACAGTGGTTGTGAGTACCGGGAGCGTACAAGCAGCAGCAGACCCGGCAGTTACAGATCCGCCACCAGTCGCAGAAGATGCAACATACTTCGACACCGTATTCGGCGTAACAGTGATCGTAGGCGTGCTGACAGATCCTTCAGGCGTATAGTTTGCAGTACCCGTGCCCTTGCTGATCGTACCGGACGGAACACCTGTTACAGACACATTACCTTCAGTTCCAGTAAATGACGGTTTCGAAACAGTACCTTCAGGCGTGAACTTTCCAGTAAATGTGCTCGAACTTCCAGTAAAAGCGGGTTTAGAGACTGTTCCCTCAGGTGTATAGTTCCCCGTGGCTTCATCTTTATAAGCAAGATCGCCAAGATTACTTGCGTCGCCGAACTCATGCCACTTAGAATCTTTATCTGAGTAAATGAATTCCCCATTGCCATATATAGCGATGCCGCCATTAATTGCGCTGATCGACTTGCCATCAATAATGATAGTCTGTGTAGTTGCGCCATCAGTAAGAGGCGTGGTTGTTACGCCAAGGAATGATGTGCCACTTACAATCGCAGCCCGAGCGGTTTCATCTTTGAAGTCGTATGTTGTACCTGTAGGGAGTGTAATCCTTGCTAATTCAGGCATGATAAATATCCTCCTCTAGAGTCTTGTAAGTATTAGTGTTTCACCATTGACATCGTAATTGAGCTTATTGTCCCAGAAATCACGATCCTGCTGAGTAACATGGACTACAGCATCATTCTCGTGCTCCTGTAGTCTGCGAAGAAGCAAATATCTCGTATCATCTCCAACAAATGGCATATCGATAAGATAGGAATTGCCGTCACCGATCTTAATTCCTGGATATGTGACATCATTTCCCATGTCATCCTGAATCGTCATGTAGTCGGTGTAAATGCAGATCTCTCCAGCTTTAGGAAGATACTGGGGATTGCTATTCCATCCAGCCGTCGTATTCTCGCTGACAATCTGCAAGTCCTGAGTCGACATATTGCCTGACAGCGTGACTCCATTAATGGACGGCTTGTTTGTGAGGGCATTGTAGTCACTCACACCAATCACTTTCGGAAGTGAGATTGTACCTCTCATGCCTCCATTTTGAAGTTTGCCACTGATGGAACCAGAGTTCAACTTGCCAGAGACAACAATTTTAGAGTCAGCCATATTACAGGACCTCCTCAAGGACAAGGAAATCTGCTCTGGGAATGAAAGTGTCGACCCACCCGTCGGCTCTTGTCAATTCGATGTCATACTTATAGCGTCCACGTATAGGACCGGATTCAAGCTGCTTTGTGTCCTCGGACCGAATTCTCAGAATCATTGTTGAGATTGGAATGTCGATAACAAGAAGCGGCTCGCTATCCGTATAATTCTTTTTTAATGCAAATCTGACCGAATCACCTTCAGCGGGCTCATAGATGCTGCCATCGGAGTCTATGATCTGAACTTCAATAGCAGCATCGTCACCTCTTGTGATGGTGATCGTAGTTCCTTTTACGTCTACCATCGGCAATTCCTCACTTTCAATAGTAAACAGTCTTATCTTCTGTCTGCTCTGTTTCAGTAATTACTTCCGGCTTCTTTGCTGCGGCTGCATCAACCATTGCCTCACCAAAAATATAACTGAGAGCAGAGATAGCACTCGTCACTGCGCCAGCAATCTGAGTGATTTCAGAGCTATCAGCCCCAAAAGAAATCGCAAGACCGACAATCACGCCAACAACAGCAATGAGAAATTTGCGGGACAAGAACTTTTTAACATCAAACTTCATAGGTCGAATCCTCCTTTCATTTCAGATCGTCGTCCGTCCTACAGACTAAAATGTCTTCACCAATTCCTTCACCGGTCATATCTTCCTTGCCGAGAACCTCTTGGTCATAGTTTGGATTATAGCCCTGCTTGACCTTTTCTTTGTTGAGGTAAATATTAGGGATCACATAAGAAGGAATACCGCATGTCAGAGGAACGGCGAGATAAATATAAAAAGCGTCCATAGTAGCCATCTCAGGAGAAACAATGAGCCGAATAAACTCGTAAATTGCTCCGATAATGGCTCCAAACGCCCAAGCGATAAGCAAGAAAGTAATCAGTCGTTTCGAGTACTGCCTTGCCCAGAGTACAGTATCTTTCTTCATCCGAACACCACCAAGTTATTGACTTCTCTATCACCCCAGATAATCGGAGCCTTGCCGTTATACTTGTAGTAGTAAGACCCACCGCCATCTAAAGCAATGAGATCGTCAAATTCAAAGTCTTTGAGCTTCTCGTAAACCTCAGACTTTGCTACAAAGTTGGTAGTCTTCGAAGTACCGGTCACGATCCAGATAGAGCTGCCTTTAAGGCCAATGAAGTTGCGAGAGGTTGCGTAGAATGGAGATGTATCCCAACCCTGAGGAAGGACAAAGTTATTATAGCTCACATCCACTTTCTTGCGAATAACGGGAATGCCGGAGATTGCATACCGCGCTGTCTCAGGAACAGATTCGAGCTCATCAATGTAAGGCGTTCCGTTTGTTGGGAGAACAAGCGTCGAGACTTTCTTACCATGGAACTGGAGCGAGGCATTATCGTTCGTGTTATAGCGAAGCTTGATGCCTTTCACATAGTTCTTGAGATGGTTCTGCGCAACAGGCTTGACATCGGCAAGAGAAATATCACAGATAAGATTACCGACAGGGAGGGTGAAAGCAACACCGCTCTCTTTATACGGTGCCCAGAAGCCGGCATTAATGTAGGAATTAGCAGAGTACTTCTTCTTGCTCTTATCCCAATACTTGATCGAGAAGTCATTTGCTCTCACAAGTGTGTAGCCATTCATCTCGACATAAGTTGCCTCAGTAACGGTCTTCTTTTTCTTGATGCCGGCCAGCTCCTGACGCTTATCTTCTACCATGTCTACAAACCGAGCCCAGCCCATGTCAAGCGTTCGATGAGGACAGTATTTCGGAATGGTTGGGTAATCCTGATGCTTCGTGATCTTATCGATACCCCAGCCAAAATCGAGAAGAAGCTGAGCAGCGAGTTCTGCCGCATTCTGTTCTGCCTTGATAAATCTAGGGCCGCCAGACTTCGAGTAGCAGATCTCAATTGCAATTCCCTGTCTGTTGCCGACACCATCGGGACCATCGCCAGCATGCCAAGCATTACGCCAGAGATCAATTCCCTGTACGGCCATCTTGTCGTCAACAGCATAGTGGAACGATACCTCTCTCGTATTTGACTGCATGTACTTGATCTCATTCAGAGCGGATGCATCATTGGCCGTATTATGGATCACGATTCTTGTCGGATTCATCAGATACGGGCATTTGTAAGGTACTTTATCGCTCGGCATCGGCATTTTCTTAATTGTCAGAGACATATATTTGCCTCCTTTCTTGGAAAATATAATTAGGGCACGCAGGTGATTTGGTTCTGTAGTATAATTCATATAACGATCAGACCAATCAGAGGTGCCCTTCTGTCATCAAACATTTGGAGCAAGTGTATAGGTATTTCTGCCATAAGTGTAGTTCAGATCACCATTGCTATCAACCCAGATATATGCTCTATCCCCAAGATAGATTCTGTTGAGATAGTTATCCCTATCTCCAAGCCACCAAACGCCAGCTCCTCCCGGAATTAAGGTTCTATTAATGGCATCGATCACAAATGCTTCATCATCATTTGTAGAGTCCTTATCAATGAACCTGAACATCGTGGCAAAATAATTAATAAATATATCACCGAGAGTCGAATCACGTATCCCGTTATTCAAGTCCATATATGCCCCAGACGAATGGCTACTGTCGCCATACAAAATTCGATGGTCATTATACCAGAGCTCTTTAGTCTTTACTCTGTCGGCTTCTATTGTTCCGGTCTGTATATTTGCGCCATTAATGATGGTCTGCCCTTCAGACAGAAGGTCGTTAAATGTTACGTAGCCAGTCAGATCTATATTGGCGCTCTTGGCAGTGATACCATTTCCACTTAGTGTAATCTTACTTGTGGCAGACGTAATAACCTCTGTAACCTTATATGCATGGACTTTGAAATAGTCTCCGGAACCATCACTTGAAGAATCCTTGACATACTTGAAAGTGATGCGATGTGCACCAGAAGGGATCGTGTATTCAAGATCAACCACAGTACCACCGGTCTCGCTTTCAAATGAATGCTTTACGCCAGAGCTATCACGTGTTCTGGTAACAGTGAGGCTGACATCGAGATTGGACACAATGCCGTAGTCATAATTCGCTTCACCATGGCATTCACATCGGAGAATAACTTTCGTCTCCTCTTCGAAGTTAAACAACACCATGCCATAAGACAGAGAGTTAGCTACTCCGGCATTGGTGGATATCCAGTCTCTATTCTCATTCTTCTCAAACTGATATACTTTGGAATCATCTTCCGGTGTAAACTGCGCATTCACCAAACTTCCAGCATCCACATTCACTTCCTCAGTTGTTGTGTCCGTAGAAGCAGTCAGACTGATGCTCTGCATATCCTGCTTGATCTCCGTATAAGACTGACCAAGACCATTTACAGCATTATCCAGTACAGCAGTTGTTGTCGTATCATCCCCATTATCATAATAAACATGAGACCGAGTCCAAATATCATACCCTTCCTGCCAAGCCGGACAAGTCTCACTCCAACCAGTTGTAGGAGCCACAGCAGGGGTTGTATGAGCTTTAATTGCATACTCCGGCACAATCCTGCTCACGCCAACACCATCGTCTCCGTCTGTTCCATCCTCAACAAGCATTCTGATCTCACTCCACTCATATGCCGGAATTGTGTCAGTTGCTTCGACACTCACAGCAGTAGCCTGAATCACGTAACAAGGATTGCCATCCGTTGTGGGGATCTTCTGCTCCCAAGGAGTGAATGTACCACTCAAGGCTCCAGTTGCAAACGTATATGTCAGATCTCCGGACGGTTTATTCGTCGGTACAGAAGCAGACCTCTGATATAGGAACACTGTTGCCGAGTTATACCCGGATCTACCCGGATCACCGTCAGATCCGTTCTCAGCCATTTTGATTGGAGCAGACCAGTCAGTTGCAGCAATTGCATCGGAGCCAGTATTCGAGTAAGCCGTTGCTGCTGTAACATATAATGGATCGTCTCCGCTCGGAATAGACTCGCTCCAACCAGTCGGAACAGAATTCAAATGATGTGCATTCTGTCCAGTAAAGTAGTATGTCAGCGTGCCACTCCAGTCAATCGTCGTTACAGGGGTCTCCGAGCGTTTATAGAGACTGACAACAGCGGTATTATAACCATTATTGCCATTCTCGCCCTTCGCTCCCTGAATACAAGTGGCAGCGGACCAAGACCTATGAGGCGTTGCAACAGTATCATCCGCAAAAATCGTCAAAGTCTTCTGCCACATATACTTGCCGCTCTCCCACGCAGGAGCAGTTGTCGACCAGTTTGCAGAGTCTCCGGGTGCTTGTGTCTGCGAGTTACCGAGTGCGTAGTACACCTCGACTTTCTTCACAGCAACTTGAGTAAGACCGCCGATCTGAGAGGAGAGCTGCTGGTCACTTAAGACAAACCGCTGGAAGGCCGACTGTAGGGTCTCACCAGGCTCTGTGGGATCGCTCTCATTCTCAAGGATAAACGTACTCGCCTTGATGCGTACTGCATCCAGAAGGTCTGCTCGAAGCGTTCCAGTGGTGATTCTATCCGCAACAATGGAACCATCCATGGTCATAGCAAGCACAGGGGATGTGCTACCCATATTGGTGTTGTAGTACGCAAGGCCATTGACGTTCCATCTCCACCATCTTGTGGCCTGTGTCAAATCCTGCGTATCAGAAATATAAAGCTCTTCCGAACCATTCTGGCCATGGGTGATTGTGATATAGCCGTTCGAGATCAGATCCATAATCTCTGTCGCATTGTCTCTCGCTTCATCCAGCACACTCTGCTTCGTTGGCATCGCCTCAATGCGCTGCTTGACCTCAGAATTCACCTTGTTGTTCTCGGCTGTGAGACTTGTCTGGATCTTCGTCCCGAGCGTAAAGAGTGTATTCTCAGGCTGGTCAAGCGGAATGCTGAGCTTCATGACCGGAAAGACCTTGTTAAGTCCATGAGGCTGAGAGATGACCCGGATCTGATCACTGAGCTTCACACCCTCGATCTCCGGATTCATATAATGCAAGTCAACAGCCTTGACTTCAAGAATCATATTGTCAAACTGAAGATCTGAGAGATACTGCTGCGCTTTTCTCAGAAGATTAGCAGGCTGCGTAACTCTGTCAAAGTGCACGACCTTCTCGATCCATCCGTAACTTGCGACAGCTTCCTCATTTTGAACGTAGATGCTGCCGTCATTCACAGATGCAACTGTCGTATAAGCCTCAAGCGCAGAAATCGGACTCTCTTCCAGTCTCTCACCAAGCGGGACTACGACTGTTGCGTATTCCGTCATATCAAAGGACGCCGTATAGTCAAGCAGATTTGTTCCGAACTCGATGATCTGTGTGCTCGTGCTGAGTTTATCCGCGAGGTAATCAAGATACCGAACGCCATTCTCCTTGCGCACAACGAGATGACCACCGAGGCGATTAACAAGTTTGTCGTTGATACACTCAATGGTCTTTTCATAGTTCGTATAACGATAAAGAGAGTCGTTCGGGTCAGTGACAGTCACAGCACCAACTATAAATCTGCGCTCCTCAGAGACTTTTGAATTGTGGATCTGAATAAGCGTCTCGAGGAATCCTCTGACAGTCAGATCATGGTATTCTGCCGGCGGCTGTGTACTGTCATTCAAGTACGCGAGCTCACCTTCACATGTCAGTGTCCGATTCTTCCAGAAGTCGATAGACTCATCAATGACTCTACCCTCCCACATCTCCTCGCCATCTTTCATGACTGTGATGTAAGTCTTGAGCCGCTCGATGAGATTATAGCCGGCGTTGGTAACAGGAACGGTCATTTTGAATGATCCAGCCGCACTATCTGCAAGCTCAAGTGTAGGAGCAATCAAACGCAGGCTTTTATCATTCGATGTATCGTCATAAATGCAGGTACTACCCGCGTACACTGAATACATATTGTGTTTCTCCTTTGCTGATAGAATGTTTTCTTTATATCTAAGCCGGTCTCTGTCCTTCTCCCTGTAACCGGCACGTCGGAACACTGCATTTTTATTTCAGCTTTCGCCTCTCGTGTGCCTTCACGCTCACAGCAAGCCCCGATCCCCAAATGTTTTCTTACTTGTCTTTATTAAGCTCGTCGATTCTCTTATGAGCCTGTTTCGTGGACTCCTCGACACGAGCGAGTCTTGTGCTAATCTCTGCCATCTCGATCTTTAGTGCGCGAATCTCGGTCTTCAGATCGTCAATTCCAGCCTTGATATAGCCAATATCACTTGCAAGATAGCCGTTTTTCTCACCGACAGTCTGACGTGCAGCAAGACGACCGATAAAGAATGTTGCGACAGACACGGCAAGACCAATTAAACTGATGAGAAGTTTTTCATCCATTCGACTCACCTGCCCATTTATTCATATCATCAATGATTGCTTTGATGTGCTTGCGGTGAATCTCTTCTTCCCTTGCAATATCACGAAGGATCGAGCCATATCCTCGATATGGATACATCTCATCGGCTGCTGCGGCAAGTTTCATATACTTGTCATTGTCAGCCATTTCTGCTTCGTGATCCTTCATCAGTTCATCTTTGAGGTTGATCTCAGTCTTCTCTGCCGCTTTCACGATGTCTGCCATTATTCAACGCTCCTTTCGATTCTGCGCTTCATTTCATTTATATCTGCTTCCGTAAAGGTCAATGTCTTCACAGTGGGAGAGATCAGCGGAATCGGAGGAATTACTACAGGTAACGGTCCGTATTCCTTAACACTTTCCGTTGCCATTGAGAAGAACTCTTCGATTTCGTACGTGCCGTCTTCATTATACTTGAACAGAGCTTTTACGGTATTGTTTTCGAGGATTGTGTCAACGAGTTTGCTGTTTGTCTTTACCGCCTTCACTGCAATGGATGCAATGATCTGAGCGGCTTTATCATCACTGATCTGAGGAATGATCTCATTTTCAGCATATTGCGCAATGCCTTTCACAAGCTGCTCTTTCGTTACTCTCATTTTGATTTCTCCTTAATTGGTTGGAGATAGATGGGTGGCAGACGATTGCCCACCACCCGGTCTCCACATCTCATTTCTTAGCCGTTCGTCGTAGCAGCACCGGTAGTCGCACCAGCAGAAACGCTCGGAACGATCGGGACATTAATGTTAGCTTCCGGGATCATCAGTTTCGTGATGTCGTAGAGCGCCTTGATCTGCTGGCCCATAAAGCCCATGGTAGCAGTAGCACCCGCCGTCCATACAGCCTGCTGATTGATCTGCGCCTGAAGACCATCATCCTTGTTATCAGAGTACTGGTTTGCCTTCAGAAGCGTGATCTCGTCGTTCTTCTCGTTGATCTCCTGAAACAGGCCCATCTCATAGCGAGTAACGGGCTTGTCGCCGGGATCCATCGGGCCCATAGGACCACGCGGACCAAGACCAAGGATGCCAGCGAGTCCGCCAGCTCCAGTCAGAGCGCCGAGAGACGTACCGATGATGCCGGTTGCAAGCGCTGCATTGCCGACGCCTTTAGAAGTGTATTCCATACAGAAATACCTCCTTCCTAAAAGAATAGAGATTTTGATCCGTTGCATTCTGTCGACACGAATGCTTGGATCAATTGAATATAATAAAAGCGCACCTACACGTCTACAGGCACGCAGTTATTATTGGAATGAATACGGTTTACCGCTAAATGTTAACTCTTGAGTCAGTACCGGATTTGAACCAATTCACCGTAAGTTACCATGTTACGCCGCCCCTTGAATCCGGCATTTGGTAGTATGTTGATGTTTAAATATGATTTGGTAGATTAGGAGTTACTAATTTAAAATTTTTTAAGTGATCTCAATGCCCATAAAGAATTTCTTCCACCGTAGCCATCTATTAACTGATTGTAACCGTCTTTGAGCAAATAATATGCCCATCTGTTAGTAGTCGCATATCCCAAATAACTGTCACCAAAAATATAAACTGGCTTTATGAAATTCCTACAAGTCCATCCAAAAGAGGTGCCATTTCATTGTCTTTTTGCATCATACCCATCCATGATATAATTTGCACACGTTTACGGTAAGTGAGTCTGATGCCCCTACACCACGAAGCAATTTGAAAAGTTTTCTTTGCGATGCGGAGAGTACGCTTAAGTCTCCAGTTACGATTCTAAAAACAGACTTTGTTGACGGACTATAGAACCAACGCATATAGTAGCCATCTAAAAACACAGTGTCAGAAGTATCCCCGACTTTTGCAGTGAATCCAACGGAATTCACAATATCTGTTTCTATGACCAGCGTGTAGTAACTAAACGATTGTAACTCTATATCCGTGCTCCATTCGTAAATAGTTTGTCCGCTTGTCACAGTATGCGGACTATATGGCTCAGATATAATATTAACCGAATCATGATGTGATGGCTGTTTGCTTATCCCTGCACAAAGAACCGCCTTCTGCAAATACTCAAAGCTGTCCGTGTAGAAAAATGTCATAATGTTTCTGTCTGATGAATCTCCATTGTTTCCAATGAATTGTACTCGCTTGGTACCATCCGATCTTGTCCCGTCTATACCAAGAAATATTGCAACATGATCGATATTTTTAAAGCGATATGGTTCATCATTATATGCCCTGTTTGAAAAGAATACCAAATCACCCACACGAACATTTGAAAAATCAGAGTTTGGATAATATGCATAGCCATTATACGCAGCCCACATTGCCTGTTGTGCAGCAGCATCGACTTTTCTACTTGAAAAACTCGGCTGCATACCAATTTCTGCCATAAATCCCTGCGAATGTGAGTTTGATCCGCCGCCGTATTTGCTGTTAGTATAATCAATGCCATACATTATTAGCCGACTCAACGTAGAACAGTTTATATAATAAGTTCCGGGAACAAAGTCGTCTGAAAAGGCAGTAGGATAACTCGTTCCATCTGCGTCAGAAGCGTAAACGAAGGAACTGCCACTCTGCATATATGTTTCTGCAATGTGCACAAATGCGTTAATATCTCCAGACGGCTTGTTGTTGTCCTGTGTTATTCCCAACCTGGGAACAGCGTACAGACCGTTAGAAAGCGAAACGGGAGCATTGTGTGCATAATTATCAGAAACGATGTCATATATTGCACCCATTCCATCCGTTTCGGTATTATAACCGCATAATGCAACAACATCCCCTTCGGACAAATTCGCGTAATGTTGTCTAAGGTCTGTTATGTTTTTATAAATAGGAACGATTGTTTTTGCTAATCGCCCTACATAACAAGGACCAATCATGCTTGTTTCCGTGTTGATTACGACAAATGCAGAACCCGTTGGAGCAGAAATGCTAAGATTGTTTGCGGTAAGCCCGGCACCTGACTTATTAATTAATTTCATGTCATTATCGCAAAACGCCCAAAGTCTCGGAACGCCCCCACCTCTGCCGTTTATTGTAATCAAATCGAATGGCTTGCATTCCGCAATGCAATAACTATACGTACCCGATGCAGTTGGAGTAGTACTTACAACGTCACCTACGTTGACATTAGTTGCGATATATCCATCTTTTGTAAATTCAAGACGCTTTGATTCTGTTTGGAACTCTAAAGCGCTCTTTAAATCAGCAATTCCATCACCAGTCGTTTTGGCATCAGCCGCCGCGCCATCGATGGAGAGCGTTTTGTCTACAACAACTGCAGATCCAACAGGATCCACATTCGTATCAAGCCAGTTTGTTACTGCCGTCGTAACCTGTTCATCGGTAGCCGTTTCCCCCTTCAGGGCAAACACATTTTTACTCTCATTTTGAATCTGCGTTTTCAGGTCAGAATAGGCAATCTTTCTTGTGTCGCTGCCCGTCGAGGTATCGGCGATCATGATGTCTGTATTCGCAAGCGAGGTTGCGGGTTTTAACTGATTAATTTTCGGCATTCATTCCACCTCACTTTTTTGTTATGCCGACTTACAGCTCCCATGTATAAATGCTGCTGTAAATCTTATCGGTCTTATTGTCGAGGATCGGATTCGTCTCCCAGTCAAGGATCGCATACCGGTCGTCATCCACATAGTATTTGAACGGCTCGAGATTATAGGAGATTGTGATACGCGACCAATCCGGCTGCGTCTTCCAGTCTTCTACAACGAATCGTCCTTTGTAATAGTACTCCGGATCATCCTCAAGAATCATTCTCATCTTCTTGCCGTGGAGGTAATTCACGATTTTATCGTAAACTTCGACCCAGTTGTAGTCCGGATCGTCATTTAAAACATAAAATTCAAAGCTGCCCTCACGGTTCGAATATGCAGGTTCAGCAGACAGAGTATTTGTTACATCAATCTGTCCATCTGATCCCGGTGCGTCGTAATACTGTGTTTTCACCTTCGGCATCGCAACAGTCGGACGTTCAGAAGCCACGAGATGCCAGTCGTCGTAAGTGTTCATATCTCCAAACACAATAGAGTGATAGGAGATACCGGACCCACGGCGCAGCTCTGCTTTCTCAAGTCCACTGCCCTGTTCTTCAGCCGGAGTAGGCTCTGTGTCGCTTCCCTGCCAATACTTATGCGGATCAAGGTTGTAATCAATCGTGAGCCTTGACCAATCCGGCTGGCTCTTCAACGCATTGATCGCAAACCGTCCCTCATAGTAGTAGTTCGGATCGTCTTCCAGAGTCATTTTGAATTTCCTGCCGTGCAAATACTGAGCGATCTCTCCATACAGAGCCGCCCAGTCATAGCCCGGATAGTCATTCAGTACGTAGAACTCAAAGCTGCCTTCTCTGTTGGATAATGAGGCTCTCCCGGCGAGAGCATCGGTCAAATCAATCGACCCGTTCGCGCCGGGAATGTCAATATACCTCATTTTAGGAGCAGCAGGAACAACTACAGGACGTTCAGAGGCTACCAGATGCCAATCGTCATAGGTGTTTTTCTCACCGATTGTGATAGAGTGATACATCTGTTAGACCCCCCTTCTGGACATTGCCCATCTTGTACCCATGAGTTCGTCAGTCTTTTGGTATGTACCGCCAGCGAGAACTCCGGTATCGAGATAGATATCTGTGTTCTTATTCTTAAGATCTTCAATGTTGCCGTTAATTGCTTCAAGCCAGCGTTCACCATGAGAACTCTGCTCATTCAGTTTTGCCTCAGCATCGTATCTTGCCTGACGTTCCTCTTCGAACTGAGTCTGAATCTGACTTGCCTTTGCTTCTGCATCAAACCCGTTCATCAAATATCCAAATGCACGGGCAGAAGAAGGATCAAGGCTCATCTGATATGCCTCAAGTTCATCACTCGCAAGCTGCATGTCGCCATACTGGACTACACGAGTAACGGAGGTTGTGCTATCGCTGATGCCATCGAGCCGCTTCTTCAGATTGCTTGTGTACTCGTCGAGCTGGTCATTGTTCATGACAAACCACGGATCAGACGCATAGCCGGAGATGCCTTCGAATGCTTCTTTGAACGGCTCGAATGCCTTCTGCTGGAATTCATTCCAACCAGCTCCGAGAAATCCGTCCTGAGCGGCTTCCGCCATCGTTCGTCCTGCGCCTTCGACAAGATCCACATTGCTGACCATACCGTCTGCAACAGTAGTCACAAAATCAGTCGTAACATCCTGCGTGTACCAAGCATTGTCGCCGCCTTCTGCATAAGATGAGATACCGGCAATAGCTCCGGAAGCATCGTATTCACCTGCGGAGAGCATGGAGCCGTATTGAGAGACGAGACCATCACAAATAGATCCGCCAACATCTGTACCTGCATCGTATGCCTCCATCTTGTTAGAAACAGCGCTTTCGGCAAAAGTGGTGACGAAATCTCCGCCGATCTCCGAAATGTCTTCTTCATTCTGGAACAAGCCATCGAAATATCCAGCGCCGATATCAAAACCGGCATCTTGAGCTTCTTTAAGAAACTCATCTTTCTTCATCGTTCCAGCGATTTTAGACATAAGATCTTTTGCTTTTGCCTCACAGCCCGGAACACTGTCAAATAAACCAGATGCAACGCCGGCACCGAGATACTGTCCAACTTCTTCTCTTGTTACTTCAGAAGGAGAACTAATCGCAGCTTCTTGTTTCATCGAATTGACGGCTTGATTAATGACTTTCTTAGCGGCTTTCCTGATTGTTGTATCGGAAGATTTCTCAAGCCCCTTTGCAACGTTATCGCCAACAGACTTGCCGACGTTCTGAGCAGTCTCTTTCGATTCCGGCTCTTCGGTTCCACCTTTTATCTTATCGATGATACTCTTTCCAAGATCTTTTGCTTTACTGACAACGGATTTTGCACCATCAATGATCTTTCCGACAACGGTCTTGAGCGCTTCAACAGCTTCCTCAACCTTACTGGTAAAGCCTTCTTTGAGATTGTCGATGATCTCTTTGCCTCGATCAATGAACTCAGGAAGCTTCTCTTTGACTTTCTCGACAAGATTTGTCATAAATTCGCCAATCGCAAGGAATGCATTCATAGCGAATTCCGCGATACCAGAAGTCAGACCATTAATCATATCTCCTGCGATATTGACGAATTCTTCAGCCTTGTCTTTGTCGACACCGAGGAAGATCAGAATTGCTTCAACAATGCCTTTGAACAGATTCGTGAAAGCTTCTCTTGCTCTTTCCGCATTGTCGACAATACCCTGTCCAAGACCTTCAATCAAACTCAACACAATGTCAACACCTGCCTGAATGAAGTCGGGCAGGTATGTAGCAATACCGTTAAGAAGATTAAGAACGATCGTTGCTACAGAATCGATAATACTTCCAGAATGCTCTGCAAGAGTTGCCAGAACGCTATCAATAATAGTGATAACGGTCTCAACAAGCTTCGGAATCAAAACCTGAGCCGCATCGAGAATTGCCGCAGCAACCTTAACAACATTTTCTGCAATAATCGGGGCATTTGTGCCGATAAGCTTAATGATCTCAACTATGCCTTCTCCAATTTTCAGCACCAATTTCGGTATAAGTTCGATAATCGATGTGATCGCAAGTACTAGCAAAGAAATGCCAGCGCTGCCTACGGCCGCCAATACTTCAAGACCAGTTGCAAATAATGTAAGTCCTGCTCCGACTCCAAGAACTGCCACTCCAAGAGCAGCAACTGCCACAGACAGTAACAATATCAGCGGTGTAATTGGTCCAAGAAGAAGACCAGCAACCCCGACAATCGCAAACACACCTGCTAATGTCACGAGGCTCTTGATAATTTCGCCAAGAGACATGGAACCGAGTATCTGAAGAGATGGAACAAGGATTAATAATGCTGCAGCGACAGCCGCCAAAGCAACTGAGAACAAAAGGATCATCGGCGAAACAGTACCGAATACAGCTCCAAGACCACCGATAATGGCAAATGCCGCTGCCATGGTCACTAAGCTCTTTACGATTTCGCCAAGAGCCATAGAGCCAAGCAATTCTAATGATGGAACAAGAAGCAAAAGCGCAGCAGCAATTGCGGCAAGAGCAACAGAAAACAGTAAAATCATCGGTGAAACTGTGCCAAATACAGCTCCAAGACCACCAATGATAACAAATGCTGCAGCCATGCTTAAAAGACTCTTAACGATCTCGCTAAGAGACATGGAACCGAGAAGCATTAACGAAGGCGTCAATAGCATCAGTGCCGCAGCGATTGTTGTCAATGATGCTGCAAACGCAATTATCGAAAGAGCAAATTTGCCAAGAACGGCTCCAAGGCCTCCGATAATGACGAATGAACCAAACACCATAAGTAAACTCTTTGCAATTTCTGTGAGGCTCATTTCACTAAAAGTCTTAAGAGGAACCGTCAACAAAATTAATGCAGCAGCCATTGCACCAAAGCCAACAGCTGCAAGAAGTCCGTTTCCTCCAAACTTGTTCAGCGCAATCATAGCGATTGTAATTTCGGCAAGAGCAAGTCCCATTCCGGCAAGACCATCAACAATGCTATCCCATCCCATTTCTGCAATATTCTTTAGCGCAAGAGCAAGAATATTCATCGATATTGTCAAGGCAAGCATCGTAGCACCGGTTCCGCCATGTGAACTGCCAAACTTGTCGATCGCAATGACAGCAAGAGACATTTCAGCAAGAGCAACCCCCATACCGACAAGTCCTTTGGTGATGGCTTCCCACTCCATTTTCCCAATACTCTTAAGTGCCTGAGCAACAACGAGCATCGAAATGGATAGAGCAATCATTGTGGCACCTTTGCCATTGTTCTTTCCGCCGAACTTGTCAATCGCAACGACAGCAAGAGACATTTCTGCAAGAGCAAGGCCCATTCCTGCAAGACCATTTTGAATCTGTTCCCACTCAAGTTCACCGATTTTTTTCAAAGCGGCAGCTGCGATATATAAGGAAGCAGCCATAGCAATAAGCTGTGTCATCGCATTGTTCGACTTCTTTGCGGTACCGCCGTTAAGCTCATTACTAACAGCCATTGCACCAATGAGTTCGGCAAGAATACCTGCAACTCCACCAAGCCCAACAGACAATCCTTCTGCATCAACTCCGCTTAACGCAATAAGAGAAGCGGTAATGATGCCTATTGCAACCGCGATCGCAACTATATCTCTCGGCTTCACTTTTTTCTGAAAAGATTCGATGGTGTCGCTAATGCTCTCAAATACACCGCCAAACTTTTTCGTCAGATCGCCAACATTAAATATGAGTTTAGCAAATCCGGCTTTAATTGCTATTCCAAATCCTTTTGATACAAGATCAAGAATGGAACCAATATCGGCATTCTTGAATGCATTGCCAATCGATTCGCCAAGGGCGCCTAACGCTTCACCGGCTTTCGTAATAATAACATCAAATACCGGCTGAAGTTTCTTCAAAACTGTCCAAAGACCACCGAAAAGTTTCTTTAAACCCTCAAGCAAACTTGCCAACGGCGATAATTTCTTTTCGGCTTTATCACCAAACTCGTCAAACTCTTTTGTCTCATCCTTCTTAAACAGTGCAAAGAAAGACTTAACATGTCCAATTGCTGCAACAACAAATTCACTGACTTTTTCAAAAACTGTAGCCGCTGTATCGGCAATTTGGTGCAAATTCAGTCCGGTTACTCTTTGAATCACATCGGCGATCAAATCGAGAATGTCTCTCAGCTTCTGAGTGATGACTGCCGCAATGCCAGAAAGCCCACCGCCAGCATCTCTAAAAGTTTGAATTATGTCACTAAACGATAAAAATTTCGCAAGAAACTCGGAAATATCACTGATGATTCCTTTGAATCCATTTACAACTTTTCCAAGCGTCGGCGAATTAGCAATGAAATCATTGACAGCATCAAGACCCTTCTCGATATTGGCAAAGAAACCCTCGACTCCTTCTCCTTCTTTCCCAATGAGCATGCCGATTCCATCGATCATATCATTCCATATGGACGACATTGCATCGCCAAGCGGCTTAAGCCAGTCAACAATGGAACCAAAACGCTCTTCAAATGTGCCGAAAAGTCCCCAAAATTTTTCACCGAGGCGGTCAAATACTCCATCTGCCTGAAGACTCTCGATTGTTCGCTCAAATTTTAATATTACTTCCCACGCCTTATTGAACGGCTCAGCCAAGTCGATTCCAGTCCAAGTTTTTACAAGATCAGAAATAAGATTAAACAAATCTCTGATGGAAAAAGCAATAATATTGACAACGCCCGCAATTCCCTCGCCTGCTTCTCCGAAATATACGAAATATTCATTGAGAGAAAACAGTTTGCCGAAATACTCGCCAATAGATGAGAGGCTCTCTCTTAACTTATGAAAAATATCAACGAGCCCATAAATAACAGGATAAGCTTCCTTAAGCTTTTCAAGTTTTCCTCCGGCTCTGCCAGTCTCATCGAAAATCTCGTAAACAGCAGAAATACCTTTTAATTTTTGTACAAACGCGTCAATTCCGTCAGATATATCTTCAATTGCAATCAGAATGCCTTTGCCAAAGCCATCGCCCATCTCACCGAACAAGCCATCCGTGAAGGCACTTGAAAGAGATTTTATCCCATCTGTTACAAACTTGATGACACCAAAAATCTTCTCAAATGCTTCTCCGATTCGTGCCATGGTTTCTTCACTAATCTGAAGACCTTCAGTAAACGCCTGAAATCTCGCAGTGAGATCGAAAAGCTGCTGCCCGTCTATCGGCTGAAAAATAGCTTCCCATGCTTCCGTAATCGGATCAATGATATTGCGAGCGGCATGGTAAAGATCCTTAAAAGACTGGATCAGTAACCCTCTGCCGTTTAAACCGTCCGGAGTTTTAATATTGTTCCAATCCGTCAATAAGTCATTCAGACTGCTCACAGGACCGGCAAAAATATCCCATAATTCATTGGATAATTCAGTCCACATGGTTTTTGCTTCTTCATAGTTGCCGAATATCTGTTCGAAGACATTCATCCAACCAGTAGAAACCGCATCTTTGGTAGCATTTACAACATCTTCGAAAGTCTTTGCTTCCTGAGCTGCAGCAAAAGCACGTCTGCCAAGTTCGTATTCTTCACTGCTGAGCTCGCTGAGATAGGGAAGAATTTCTTCTGCCGCAAGACCTGTCTTTTTAACAACTTCCTCGATCTCAAGCGTTCCGTCCTCATACTGCTTTATCCACTTGAGTATCTGTGATGTTGTAACATCATAATTTTCATTGAAAACATCATATACTTCATTTAAGCGACCAGCAAAGCCGCCGAATTTATTCATGGCTTTGATAAGTACATCGCTGTCAAACCACCCGGCCGCAAGCGTCGTTCTGAAGTTTCCTACATTTACAAAATTATCTCCGGAATAGTTGCTGGCTGTATTCTGGAGAATATTTCCGTATTTATCGAGTTTGCCAAGCTCAACAGCTGTATCGATGATCGTCTGTTTGAACTCTTCCGTTGCCATATTCGCATTTTCAACAGACATCCAGTCCTGTAACTTCACAGCACCCATACCGAGCGCCTGTGAGAAGTTATACATTACTCGGCTGGCGGACTGAGCATTCTGACCAGCAAGTGCTGCTGCAGTGGAAATACCTTCCATCGCTGCAACAGCATCTTCCAATTCAACGCCCTGAGACGTGAATTTACCGATACTATTAGTCATATCGGTAAAGTTATAAGAAGTCTCGTCAGTAAACCAGTTCAGCGTTTTTAGTTTCTCAGAAACATCATCGATACTGCGGCCTGTGGCATTCATGATTGTTTGCACAGCGGTCGTTTTCTCGCCGTACTTACTGAATCCTTCAGTTACCTGATCGATGGACACTTCTTTGAGCTTGTCGATAACATACGAACTCGCAGCTGCTCCTATATTCATAAGAGCCCCAACGGCAACTGTCTCAAGCGCTGAGAATTTGTTGCCAAGCCCATCAAGCGCATCTGACATACCGTGCAAATTGACTTTATCAGCAGCCGAAGAGATACCGGAGAATGCTTTCTCCACACCATCGAAGTTAAGCGCGCTCTTAAGCTTGTCGAGCGTAGACATACTCTGCGATACATTTGACTCGAAATCTCGGTTATCAAATCGCATCTCTACGACTTTTTCATCGATTGTTCTAGCCAACGCGCTTCACCTCCTCCCATGCCTCTTCAGCGATTTTTTCAAAAACAGGGCGGAGTGCAGGGTTGATATAGTCGATGCCCTGCACATACCCGCCATTTCTTGTAGCATGCCCATACTGCAATATGACTGCAATTGGAACTCCATTTTGAACGTTCGTATTGTTAAACATGATGGACACGCTCCCGTCTCCGCGTGTAACACGATATTCCCAGGAATCCGCGGTTAATCCTGTATCTTTAGGCGTCGCAGATCTGAGCGCAGTAACGCCTTCCTCGCCGTATTTGTCAAGGATTCCAACATCGAAGCCTTTATTGACCTTCAGCAAATAGTTTGTGAGTGTCTTAAAATCGCCTTTCTGTTTGAACTTAATCATACGACGCCTCCTTTCATCTATCCTTTTGTGCCGAGTCGCTTTCTGTTCTCAGCATTGATTCTCGCGTGATCTGCCATAATCTCCTTCATAGATTGTTTCTTTTTGGGCTGATTCTCGGCATTACATACGCGAATAAGTGTGATGAGCCGGTTCAAATGCCAGTTCTCACACGGTTCAAAAGGTATCTGCAAAGAGACCATCCAGTAATAAATGACCTCCGCAGTGATTATGTTCCTTCTTGGTTGCTTTTGCGGTCCTCTTTCAGAAATCGTTGTAGCTGTCATTGGGTCGTTAATGTAGCCCAAGATAATATCAATTGTCCTTTTTGACAATGTTTCATATACTCTGCTATTAACATTTGGAGTTAAAGTCATGCATCGCACATAGTCAATAGTTTCAGCATGAGTCTTTTCTTCCTTTGACAGAAACGGTTTCTTCCATTTTGATTCCCACTTAGCAAGAGAGACGAGCGAATGCTCCAGTAAGATGGTTTGTCCCTCTATATAGAAAAATTCCTGTGTTCGCTCATCCCAATAGTCTCCTCCGGGAATTACTAGGCGAAGCATAGGCTATGTTTATTCGATTACAGCAACCTGTCCAACAGATTCCTTAACGTCAGCAGGCATAATGCCATTCACAAAAGCTGCTGCTTCCTTGGAATCGCTTGCAAGCGCAACGAACAGATCAGAGTAAGCGTTTGTCTGCGCAAATTCTTCAGAGAGCTCGGGAGACTTAATAAATCTCTTGCCGTCCGGAGATTTCACGCCGTAAGACTTCAAGATAAGTTCCTTGAAGATCTTGATGATTGCAGGCGTATCTTTTGCCTTGGTGATTCTCTCGATCGTAGCACCGAGGCCACCTTCGGTCGAGAGCTCCATTTCTGTGATTTCAGCTTTCGTGAGGTTGAAATAGAAGTCTTCGTTTCTTTCCTCGTCGTTGAAATCCTTGTAGGTCATGTTCTTCACATACATGGTAAATTTCCCCTTTCGGTATAAAAAAAATAAGGGACCGCCAGCCTTACTGAATACGGTCCCAAGCGGTAAAAGATGTGGTACTATCTTAGGAAAGAGTGCTGATAACTTCAGCGGGAAGAGGCAGTCTGGCATCGACAGCAGCAGTCTGACCGGCAGCAGGCGTACCATAAAGAATCTGCTCGAGGTTGCCAAGCTTGGTAGCGTCGCACTTAGTCGAGTCAATTTCGATGTGAGCAGTGGGCTTGTAGTTAGCAACCGGAACCGGAACGGTATTGATTTCCCAGGACATCGTCATCGGTTCGGGAGATTCGTTGACAGTAGAGTAGCTTCTCTCAGAAGGAGCTGCGGTTGCGCCATAAATCAGATGAATCTTATAACCGTGATCCTGACCATCAGTATCGTTACCGATCAGAGTTCTGTAAGTGAAGCCAAACATCTTTCTGGTCTGCTGACCGATCTTAACACCAGTAGCAACTTCGGCAGAACCATCACATTCTGCGAATTCATTCGGATAAGTGTATGCTTCGATCGTAGCACCAAAATCTTCGCCGGATCTCAGATTCAGATACTTGATGTTATCAGCCCAGAAGTCACTTGCTTCCGCGCCAGAAGGATTCTGAGAAACAGAAGTAAGACCGTTCCAAGCAACACCAGCGCCATATGTGCTGTTTTCGTTGTCATAAGGATAAAGAACACCACGGTCTACACCAGTCTCATAAAGGTGCTCGCCAGTGGCATCCCATTTAATATTAAAATCATTAGTAGGCATGAGTTAGTCCTCCTCAGTAATATAATTCGAGTGCCCAATGATTCAGATTATCTGCCGTATAATGTCGATTAAAGCTGCACAATGGCAGTTCAAGCATCTTATCCACGAGCGGGTAATCCGGATCTTTGCTGATAATGTTAACAAAGTATCTCTTTTTACCGAGATACGTCTTATTGTCAGCTTTCGCTATGAAATATCTGTCAAGATTGTAGACGATGCATGGATACACCAATCTGACAGTCTCGGGCGGCTGAAAATAAACATGGCTTGACCCAAGCAGTTCTTCAAGAATATGATGCAGTTCAATTCTCCGGTCCATTCCAAACACCTCCAACGGTAAGAACGATTCTCGGATAATTCACTTTCACATCCGTGATTTTCCACTTGTTGCCAAGCCATGTCAGATACCGCATATAAGCAAGATTCTCCATAGCAAAAGGATCGGCAAGAATGCTGATCTCATTACGAACATTGATGTTGTCGTTCAAGCCTTCACCAGTTTCATAGCGTCGGTTGTTCGACAATACATCGCCATAGTAATGCCGTTCGGTTTCAACCTCTGTGTAAACACCGGGATGATTCACAGGATCGGTCTCTTCCGTTCGCATATAACCGACTGTTCCGTAATATTTCGCCATTTTGAATTCCTCACTTATTCATCATCCGATGGCTGAATAGGGTCCTTGGCGTGATCTAGAATCGGATCGTATGTATGATCCAGAATCACGCCAGAGATTATTCCCCCACCACGTGCTCAACGACGATCGCAGAATTCGGCTTAACAAGAGTACCGGACTCACGAGTCTCGATAAGGTACTCAAGCTTGTTGAAGTCGATATCGAAGTCATCAAACCAGTTGACCTGACCACCCTTGTCGTTACCGACGTTATAGTCGTTGAGGTCGACAATGATTGCATCAAGAACTCTGGTAGCACCAGACACTGTTCTGGTCTTGTTCTTCATGACCGGAACGCCGACAACATTGTCAACGAGCATCGCAGAAGCAAGCTCCGCCTTGGACTTGTAAAGTCTGTGACCGAAACCATCCTCAAGAAGCATCAGATCGGAGAGTTTATCCGTCGCAATGAATGCGGTCGTGTTGCCAGAGCCATCGTAATCGTCAAAGCCCTTAACGGCAGCACGAATGACGCCCTTAGCGATGTCTTCAGTAGTAGCGTTAGCCGGAACAGTAAAGACGGCGTTGACAGCAAAGAGATCTTCCATGGTCCAAATCGGACGGATCTTGGTCTCGTCGATCTTGCCGGGAGCAGAGATACCGCGACCGTCACCAATCAGGTAAGCGCGAGCACGCTCCTCATCGAGCTTAAGCTTCATTTCAGCCTTCAGCCATGCAACAACGTCGAAATCGGTGATGTCGAGAACGTCATCGCGGTCGATCTTCTGGAGCTTGTAGATGGTAGTGGCAGGAGTCTCACGCTTAAGGAGAGCGATGACCTCTTCAACCTTCTCAGTGCCCTTTGCATAACCCTTTGCACGAGCTTCATCAGGAGTGATGTCAGCAAAGATGGATCTGATACGGGAGAACGGGGTGTGATGAACACCATTCATGACAGTTGTAACCCAGTTCTGGTTTTCCTTAATGAGCTCAGGGCGGTTAGTATAGTTCTTGTAATCGGGATACGCATTGCTAATGTCGGTGATGCCGTGCTTGAGAACAGCTTCTTTCAGGCTGCCCATCTTCTTCGCGTCATTGAGGATCTCAATCTGCTCGGCGTGGGTGAGAACTTCCTCGTTCTCCTTGGTCTTTTCGAAAACATTGTATTCCATGTTATTACCTCCTTCGGTATTTTCAGAAATGTTAGAATCGTTGTGGGTGATTTCTTCCTCTTCGTCAGAGTGCTTTGTGTCAGCCTTTTCAGCTTCAATCCTTGCCTGGCCAACAAGAAGGTAGAAGACGTTCTTCTGCTCTTCGGTCATAGTATTGATGATGTCTTCAACGGTCTCTTCAGAGTCATCGCTAGAATCATCCGCATGGTTTGCTTCATCAGGATCTTCATCGTCCGAATCTTCAGAGCCATCATCAGTCAGAGCGAGACCGATGAATGCATAAAGAAGATCTTTCTGCTTCTTGTTGAAAGATTTCACAACATCAGCAACGGTCTTTTCATGTTTCTCTTCGGTCTTCGGCTCAGGCTCGTTGTCCGCATGAGAAACCTCTTCGGTTTTCTTTTCGGGCTCGCTAGTTTCTTCGGACTTGACCTCGGTCTCGGTGTTCTGTTCTTCAGACTGTTCCTCGGATTCTTTCTCAGGCTCTTCTTTCATGTCCGGATCAACGTGCTCAAGATCGATAAACTCATTCATAAAAATGATAGCTTCGCCTTCGGAAACTTCTCCGTGACGAATCACCTCATCGATATGAGCGCCGGAATTTGCACCGGCAAGCACAAGAGACACTTCTTTGATCTCGCCGTGAAGAACGTCTCCACCATTCTGCTTGAGATGTGTTGCGCAGATGGACAGAGAGTCCACATCGCCATGAAGAACGGCAAGCTTAGCACTCTGAGCCTTCTTAGTTTCATTGAACGAACAGTAAGCATAAACGCCCTCATCTTCGTTATGAAGCAGGGCGTTTCCGAGAACATTTTCGGGATCGTTATGCTGATGATTCCATACAAGCGGAACCGTCTTGCCGTCACATTCTTTAAATGCGTCTTTTCGGATAGTTCGACCGTCAGTGCAGAGAATGTTATTCTTTGTCGCCCATCCGCTAAAATCATAAGACATTTTGATTCATTCCTCCTTCTACAGATTTTTCTTACCCTTATAGACTACAGTGGTAGATTTTTCTTTGCTTCCACTGGAGCCCTTGGTTTTCTTTGTGGTCTGATACTTTGCCTGAGACTTGATCTGCTCGAGTTCTTCTTCATACATCTTTTTATACTCATCACGAACCTGCTGACTGTAGTCTTTGTGTTCCTGTTTGAGCCTATCAGATGTATCTTTATGCTCCTGCTTCACCTGCTTAGAGGTGGCCTTATGGTCTTCACGCAGCTTGCTTGTCTTGCTCGAGTGACTCTGACGCTCAGCATCCGCAGTCATTTTGTGCAGTTCATTGAGATCGTTTCTCTGAGATTTGAATTCTTCAGAAAGCTCTTCTCTCTTCGCCTTGTTATCAGCTCTGAGTTGAGCAATTTCTTCGTTGATCATCTCTCTTTGATTTGCCTTCTCGGACTTATCAAGACCTTTGAGGTAGTCCTTAAGCGCGTCAATTCTGGACTGCATCTGATTCTTATGCGATTCAACCTCAGTCTTCATGCGCTCACGACGAGTCTCGATAGATCTGTCTCGATTAGCTTTTGAAGACTCGATCATGCGATCGCGATTCGCCTTTGAAGCTTCGATTGCCGCATTCATGCCTTCTTTCGAGGCTTCGACGCGTTGACTCGCGGAATCCTTGCTTGACTCGATGTTACTGTCCATCTGAGTCTTGTGTGCATTGATCTTCGCATTGCGCTCGCTGTTATACTGCTCCCTCGCATAGCGCGCTGCGGCTCTTCCTTCTTCGTTCAGACCTTTGGTAGACGATCTTTCATAGTCTTTATGAAGGCCCTTCTTTTCGAAGTTGATGTAGTACAAGTGCCTGCGCTCAGGATCATAATCGCTTGCGTGAAAGAAGTCCTCGTCATCATCGGAATGACTTACAGAGTCAGAATTAACAGTTTTCTCGAGAGCATTGAGCTGCTTATCGACATCATCGAACTGTTTAACCAATTCGAGGTATTCCACTTCAGTCATCGGCTCTTCTTGAGTTTCCTCATCAGACGCATCCTCTTCGTACTCTGTTCCATCCTCAGGCGCCTCTTCGTCTGTCGGTACCATAGGACCACCAGTGGTATCGTAGAGGTTCTTGTTTCTGAGCGTGTCCGCATTCGGATCATCCGAGGGCTTCATACCGATTGCCTGACGAATCTCATTGGATGTAACGATCTCGTTTCTCGTGAGCTTATCTGCAATCTCAGCAATCTGATCCATCGGGACAAGAGCAAGAGGATCTCTGAAGTATTCGATGGATTGCCTCTGAGAGATGGCAGTCTTTGTGAGAAATGTTCGCTTCATGCTGTCAGCAACAGCAGCCACAAGCGGCTCAATAACACGATTGTTATAATTGAGCATTGTTTTCTCATCGGCAGTACCATTCAGAATCTCGGGTGTAACGCCAACCTGTGAATAAGCAAGATCTGTGAGATACTGAATCTGACCAAGAAGATTATTCTCGAGAGGACGGTTAAGCTGCTGAATCCGTTCAGTACCATCTGTGTAAGCGATACCGTATTTTGATCCGGAAAGCTGCCGTTCGATCTCATTCCTTCTGATCTCTGCCTGCTGTCGCTTCTGCTCTGTCTTAACAACATAAGGAAGCTGAATAATCAGATCAAGCTTACCGGAAGACGACTGCTCATCGACTGCATCGAGAAGTGCGAGTTTATGTGTCAATCTCTGGAATGTCGAGTTCGGCTCATTCATGATGGAGTAGAATGGGTTCTCTACAATTGCCACGATCTTCTTCGGAACAATAACGTCCTCTCGAAGACCGGTGTTTTCATTGTAGACGTTCACTTTCACCATCTTGCTTCGCCATTCAACGATCTTGCCGACACGCATATTGTTGATCGAGTAAGTACCTGAAATCTCAGGGTCAAATGTGGTGTCAATCGGAACAAGAGCAATGGCTCCTTCATCAAGAAGCGATAAAAAAATATTCAGACGAAACGCACGCCCCGTCTGATCGATATTTGCTTCGAGATTAAGACAACGGTTGAGACCGGAGTCAATAGTTTCAACATATCTGTCATTCTCGTCGAGTCTGACATGCTGAATTACTACCTGCGCTGCATCAACAGCGATTCTGTTTTTTAATACGGTTACGATCGACTTGTCAGACAAAGCGTTATAATATGCTCCGCTGATATAGCCCGGGCGATAACCGTCAAGACCGCCATAACTCCAGTCTCGCATTCGTCTTTCGTCCGTCGGGTCACGGCTCTTGAAGACGTTCCAGGCATGTTTCAGCCTGTTCGCAAAAGAAAGTTCCATTTTGATTTTGCTCCTTCCTTAAACCGTGTTGACTGACTTCTTACGATAAGCAATACGCCCGGATCCATAAACGCCGCGTTTTACCTGACTGAGATCATAGCCTTCATCAGCAAGAGCCATGTGAACGCCCATCTCTCCTCGTTTAGCGACCCACTTGACAAGTTTTCCGGAAGGGGCTCTGACGTCTCTCGCGTTCCTGTTCATGATCTCGGCAAGTCCCTGATTGTAAGCATTCACATAGTTATAGCTTAACTTTCCACTCTTCAATCTGCTGTCGAGTGTCTGGTTAAGCTCTTTAGCGAATTCTTTAATCTCTTTCTTGCTGTCTTTAAAGGCTTGGTTATAGATCCTATCGTAATTCTTTTTTGCCCATTTGCTGTCTTTTTTCTCGAGGCGCTTCTGGTCTTTCAATGTATTCCCTTCTTCTCTGGTAGTAAAGTCTTCGTCATATCTCTTTCTACCAGCAGGAGTAAGGGTACCATCTTTATTCTGGAATCGTCTGATACCCCAGTGCATTCCCAGAATGCCATGATGATTCAGTTCATCCGCCATTGAACCGCCTCCTTCTAGTGTATTATTTTTTATTTTTATCGGAATACTGCTTCTCAGCATATGCAATCTCCGAATAATATGTGTCCATAAAAGGAGCATTCTTAACCCAATCCATTGACTTTTCAACGGGATGCTTGCCAAACATGTCCTCCAAGGCCTTCGTGTATGACGTGGTCCATAAGTCGTTAACCTCGTTCAAATACTTAATGCCCTCTTTGGTAGCAAAGCCATTTCTGAAATCACTATCTTTGTATTTTTCATTTATGGCACTAATATTTGCATTAAATGGCTCATTGGCTTTGTTATACGCTTTCCACCAATTATTGGCTACATTCCGATTAAACTGTGTGGCTGCTTTTTGCTCTTGCTTTGCCTGCTTCTTTTCCTGCTTCTCTAAACGCTTCTGGTCTTTCAGGGTATTCCCTTCTTCCTTGGTAGTAAAGTCTTCATCATATCTTTTTCTACCGGCAGGAGTAAGGGTGCCATCTTTGTTCTGGAATCGTCTGATACCCCATTTCATTCCGAGAATGCCGTGATGTTCGAGTTCGTCCGTTTTGATATATTCCATTGGGATGAGGCCCTCCTCTATATAGTTAGTCATACCATTCGGGACTTCGCAGAATAGTAGCCGTTGTACTGACAGTTTCAAGATGAGGTCCCATGACATCTCTGATTTTATTGACGGTGCTAACAACCGTTGACACAGCACCGGTAACGGCGGCAATCGTTCCGGCAGTTTTTACGAATTTATCGACATAATCTTTACCGCTTTTCTTTGCAACACTGTCCTTTGTCATTTTTTCGTACTGCTTTTCGAGATTTAGCCGATTGACGATCTGCTGAAGCTCTTTGGTATCATACTCTTTAACCGACTTGCCAGAATGCGCCTGCTTGTAATCATCATGCTCTTTTCCGGCATTTTTAAGAGTATTTCCTTCTTCTCTGGTAGTAAAGTCTTCATCATATCTCTTTCTACCAGCAGGAGTAAGGGTACCATCTTTGTTCTGGAATCTTCTCACACCCCACTTCATTCCAAGAATGCCATGGTGTTCCAGTTCATCAGTTTTATTATACTCCATTTTGATTTTCAACCTCCTCTCTGCTCGATTAAATGTAATGCACAGCCTTAAGCCAGCCCGGCATCCACTCAAAGACCATAAAGCGCTTATGCGCTCCGACAAATCCTTCGTCCTCAGACCACTTATCTGTTTCGCCATTTCTGGACAGCCTGCGGATCATGACGCCATAAAGGTCACCTTCAGTTTCATGATGTAAATGGCCGGCGTGAATCTCTCGAACTGTGGATTCAGAGAATTCCTTCGGAAACTCAATTGTAAACTGGCCGCGCAAATCATGGAACTTGTTCTTCATGTAATGCCCATGCGTAACGCCGATAAAGCAGCCGTTCCAATAAATGCACTTGCGCTGTTTCAGGCTGTCATCGACTTCGACCTGCGGATAGTGGTCTTTCAGCATCTGCACGAAGCACCACGCTAGGCTCTCATCGTGATTGCCAATTGAGTAAATCAGCTTCACTCGCTCAGCTTGTCGGAGAGAGGTGTCGATCACGTTATACCAGATTGTCTTCGCCATTTGCCATGCGGCAGCAACGTCAACCTTCTCAATCACTCTGCCTGATGCGGTTCTGCCTCTCATGTCATCATTGTGGAACAAATCCTGTCCAATAATAATATTGATCTCATTCCATTTCTGACGATTGATAATTCCGAGAAGAAGCTCAATGCTCTTCAGATGATCGGAGAGAGGAAGATGCATATCATAAAGCGGAATCTCAAGCATGCCTTCACCGTCACCAGTAACCGGATCTATTTTGATTGGCTCCGTGTTCTCGTGAATTACATCAAGCAATGCGTCCCATTGACTATCGTCAAGAGTTTGCTTGATCCATGCCTGAACGATCTCGCCCTTGTCGTTTACCTGAACGGTTGCATCGTGGGCAGTAAAGCCCTCATAAGTTCCACTGTCGAGCGTAAACTTGTCTGGGTGAACTTTACTGCGCCATTTGCGCATTGTTCTTCTGAATGACTCATAAGTCGTGTCAGGATAATCATCGTGAAAGAGTTCTAGATAAATCTTCTTGATTGGCTGCCCATTGTTGTAGGCACTCATGCATCGTTTCTTTGTTTCAATGTCAACGGCTCGCAATAGGCAGTCACCTCCCTTATCAAGATTCAAAAGCGTCACGGTTGGCTTTATATGCCACATAGGCGTCCATCAAAGCTGCAACTGAGTCAATTTTCTGGTCATACCGCTTCTTCATAAGTTTGCGGTTGCCGTTCGTATCTTCGACCGTGATACAGTTCCCCATTGCAAATGTCATGAGCTGCTCATCGAAGATCAGCATCCGCTCACCAGCAAGTTTCTTGAGCTCGCCAAGAGGTACAGATTCGGTCTTGGCGCCCTGAATGACTTTCTCAACGCCGAATGAACCATTCTCGGTGATCCATCGCTCGACAAACTCTCTCGCATTATACGGGTCATAGCCAAAGCACCTGACATCATACTCCTTTTCGGTGATATGACGGTCAAGATCTTCGTAAACTTCAATCATGTCAAGGACAGTGCCTTCCATGACCACAAGAGAACCTTCAGCCATGAACTCCTCATACTTCTGCCTCAGAGCTGCCTGTAACTTGCTCATGGTGAGTGATGTAATGTATGCTCGCGTCTTCACACCATAACAGCCGTTCGATAGCGGGAACAAGAAGGTGAATGCGCAGAAGTCGTCACCAAGCGATAGGTCTGCACCAAGTGCGCAAGGCATTGACCAGAAGTCTCTCGGACGGTGAACCTTCGTCTCCTCATATGTGAAGTAATACGTGTAGCCCTCCATAGGAATGCCGAACCTCTTCGCAAGAATATCGTTGCGGGCGGAAGGAACCTTCTCTGCTCTCTCGACATCGAGCTGGTAGACATCGTAAGTGACTGTCTTCCCGAGATTCGGATTACACTTGAGCCACATGTTCGGCTTGCCGACTTCATCAATATTGTCGAGCTTGTACCACCAGATAGAGACATGCGGGTTGATGTACTCGCCTTTGAGGATCTGCATAAGCTCCATTTTGATTGCGTCACCAACACCGTTACGCACAGTGCCTTCAGAACTTGTCGCGATGATGATGTAATCTTCAAGCTTGGACGCACCTTGCTCAATAGGGCCTATGACATCCTCATTCACATCTCCAGAAAGCCACTCGTCGATCGTTGCTACCTTGCATCGCAGACCCTGAAGTCTGTCAACACTCATGGGTCGGATCTCAAGAAGCGATCCATTAAGGAAATTCTCGATTCCCTTCTTCGTCGAAGCGAGCTTAACACGTTTGGCTTTTGAACCGGTTGTGTTCTGGAGAGAACCTTCTGTCAGAAAACGAAAAAGCGGCCCACGAGACCGTGTGATGGCTGTCCGAATGGGGTTAAGCACCTCATCAGCCTGTCGCATGGTCGGAGCCGTCGTAATCTGGTTTGTTGTTGAAGAGTCTGAATTCAAGAAATAGGCCTGAATGCTCGAGGCATACATTGACTTTGCCGCACCTCGTCCGACAATCAGATACTGCTTGTGGCAAAGACGTTTCCGAATTCTCTTTCGAACATATCGTCCACCATGTCCATCAGACCGTGGCTCGTAGACAGTTCTTTCATCAAAGTAGTACCATCCGAGAAGATCTTCTCCCCATAACTTGAAGGAAGGAAGAAGCGTCATGTCTGAACCGTCTGTCAGAGTAAGCTCATTCTCACAGAACTTCACCCAACGCTCGACAGGTTCAGGGTCATAGTAGTAGTTCGGACTTCGGATCAAGTAGTCAATCCGGTTCATCTGCAATGAGATTTCACGGTTTACGGGTATTTCACCCCTGATAACGGCATCCCTGAACTTGCCGTAATACTTTGGGACGGCAGTGTTCGATAATGCCATTTTGATTTTCTCCTTTCAAGGGCTTTACAAGTCTTGCGATTTATGGTATAATCAATTAATTAAAAAATATTCAGATGCGCCTCGATCTATTCGCGCCAAGAAGTCTGTGAACCTCACTGTAAATCTCGTCAGATAACTGATCGAAGTCGCTCTGTTGCTGTTTCTTCTTTTTCTTGCTAGACTGCTGCTGATTATTCGAAGAAGACTGGGAATTATTAGAGCTATTCGACATTCCAGCAAGTCCGACTTTAAGACTTCTAATGCCTTCCTCTATCGAGTCCAGACGTTCATTAACCTTATTGTCTTTCTTATTATTTTTGTTTTCTTTGTCATTATTATCTTTGTTGTCTTCATCTTCAAGATGCAGTGCTTTTCTCATCTTCTTCTTAAGATACTGAGCACCTACATCCTTGGCAGACATATAGAAGATCTCACCAATCAGCTTTCGACCGGCAGACATTTCTTTCTTCTCTTTTTGCTTCGGCTGCTGCACCTGAGGCTGTGCCTGAACCTGCTGCGGTTGCGGCTGAGGAGTTGTGAGCTGAATATAGCGTCTCTCCATATCAAGTCGGTTAAGAGCAGCTCTCAGCTCATCATCAGTCATAGCATATACAGGCTTCACATAAGTCTGATTCTGGAAAGAAGAGCCATTATAGGAATATCCAGACCCGGTCTGAGATGCTGGCTCATCCACGCCATATCTTTTACGTCCGGCAGGAGTGAGAGTGCCATCAGGATTCTGGTATCGCCTGACACCCCATTTCATACCGAGGATACCATAGTGCATAAGCTCATCATTCATAGGATCGCCTCCTTCTTTAGTATTTTGCATAAGGATGTTATATAATGCGTTTATTTAGACTCGGAACTATACGAAGAACAATTAAATATACAGTAAAGGGAACAAAACTTGTACTGGATTCGCCCTTCTTAGTCTTAAAAGGGATGATCATGATAGTTGCCGCTCCATTTGTTGGAGCATACTACGCACTTAAAGTAATAGTCTTGTTCGCTGCTGCTGTATTTAATTTCTTCTACTCAAGACGCACTGCTACAAATGCGTTCCGCAAACGACCAAAAACAGAGGAGATCACTGGGCCCAGATACATATGCATTCCGAAAGGACTCACGCCATACAACGAACAGTATTATTACGTTATACTCGGAACATTTCAGGCCGCGGGTTTCACGAATGTCATCTGCTTAAATCTTGAAGATATGGGCGCAATTTCGCCATACAAAGAAGAACGAGTAAAGGACGTCATGATCAACGGCGTCCAAGTTCATCCTGGAATGGGTCCATTCATCTCTGACGTGCCAATAATCGTTACGTATCACGGCAAGAAAGTCAAACGATAATCTGATTAATCCTCAAGCATCTTGTCACACTCAACAAACCCTCTCCACTCATACTCGGCAGCCATTGCTTTCATCGCATCAAGTGCTCCAGAGCTCTGAGGCGGATCAAACATGAGCTTCACTCTGATGATGACATACGACTTGCTGTACTCCAGCACGTTCATCTTGTCACCAAGAAAGTCAGACCA